AGCGGCTTCGGCGGCGGCGGCGTCGGCAGCGGCTTCGGCGTCGGCGGCGGCGTCTGCAGCGGCTTCGGCGTCGGCGGCGGCGTCGGCAGCGGCGGCGGCGGCGTCGGCGGCGGCGTCGGCAGCGGCTTCGGCGGCGTCGGCGGTACAAACAATGCGCACTTTCTTCGACAGCTTCTTTTTTGTCCACACTCCGAGAGCTTCACGCCACTTATTCACAAGCCCAATTACCGTGTCGTCAGACACGGCGTTGCTCGGTTTCAGCCAAGGAATTGATTGCCACGCAACCGTCGATTCCCGCATGGCGAGGATACGTTCGGCGAAATCATTACCGAAAATGTCCGCAAGCGTTAGTTCCTTGATGATCGTGAACCTCTTGACGCGACACTTTTGATCGTCACATTCGATAATGTCCGTCGTAACAACCTTACCTTTAAACCAGCGCCAAGGACGATGTGATGAATTTGCGAATTGGATTGTTTTGCGCGCCGTCGGCGAGACGTGAATGCCGTGGCCGCATATATGACCATTGGCCGGTGCGGCGTCAAGAACTTCAACAGACTTTCCGGACTTCATTGCAGCGTGATAGTCTATTGTGCCAGTGCAAAAATCTGTGCCATCTGGCCGCGTGCATTTGTAAAAGGTTTTACTGGAAATTGTTTTCATGACATGTCCCCTGAGTTAAAACGCACTGCAACTGAACAGCGTTGCCCTGTGCTGGAAGTATAGCGCGTGACCACTAAAAATCAAACAAGCCTCGCCAAAATTGGTTTGGCGGCATGGTGTAGGGGGGTCTACACCATTGCCGCCTGGATACGTTATGCGATAGCCGGGCTTGGCGGCGTGGTGTTGGCCGTGATGGCGCTGGCGAGAGCGTCGGCGGACGCCTTGAGCTTGTCGGATAGCGCTTGGACTTTCGCGGGGTCGGATTTCGCGGCGGCGAGGTCGGAGGCGATGCCCTGGATCAGCAGCACCGCCGACGATTCAATGTCGGTGTTGGCCTTGACCTGGGCTTCGAGTTCTTCGAGGGAACCGTGCATGACAACTCCTTGGAAAAGTAGGACATCGAGCTTCCGCTCAATGCGACGAAACATCGTCTTAATCTCGTGATCGTGCATGACTTCATCCTATCGAATCGGCGGCCCCCAGCGAAAGAGCGGTTGCTGATTCACCAGCGCCAGAAGCATGAAGATGAGCAACAATACCACAAGGGTCACGAAGATCAACCGGATCGCATTGAATAACAGCGGCATGCTCGGAACCTTGCCCTCCCAATACCCGATCAAAAACCAAAGCAGCCCGAGAACGCCGGCGCAGACGAGCATGAACACGACGGCCATCACGACAAATTGCAGATCGAACATCACTCGCCGCCTTTCTGAAAAGCCGGTCCAGCAAGGCTATCCCTACGCTCCCTGGACCGGCCCATTGTGCGGATCAAGAGCTTGCCCACGTTGGCTCACAACGGGCAGTCACTCTTGACCGTGACCGCTAACCCTTTCCGTCGAGGACATCTCCGAATCCCGCCCGTGCGCCGGGCAGTCGATCCGGCGACTACGTACGTGACTCAACCATGATCTGAAGATTTCGCCGACGCCGCTGCCACAGCAATAGCTCCGGCTGGCAACTCTCGAATTTCAGCCGTCAGAAATTCGGCACCACCACTCTCCCAGGATGACAATGCGATGCTAACATCCACTTCAACCCCATCTTGACGAATTGCCGTGGTCTGGAGTGGCTTCGCCGGATCCACTTGACGAATATCGTCTTTGATCTTGGCGAGGCCTTGCCGGTAGCTTTCCTTGAGCCTCTCGGGAATCAGAGCATCGACGTTTTTGCCGCGGAGTTGTTGTGGCAGCCAGTGCAAGAGCGGCCCGACCTGGGCGCTGGCTTCACGAATAGTGCCATCCAGCGAAGTGATGATGATCGCTGGCGTGGTGATCCCCGGATGAGCGTCCTTGCCGATAAGCTGCAAGCGCCTGATATCAGTCGTGAGTTGAATTACGACTCCCTCTTGTTTGGCGAGTCGTTCGGCCGATTCGCCATACTTTTTGAGGCAATCACGCTCGGCTTCATAAAGCTTGTCCACCTTATCCTGCATTCTTGACATTTCAGAATCTTGACGAGCAACGATGCGCTCCCATTCGGCGATTGCATCGGAGCGCGCCTGTTTTCGCAGATCATTTTTCGTCTTCAGCAGCGTCACAATCCAGGCTCCTATGGCAGGAATGGCAATGATAATCGCTCCGACTAAGCCGCTGGTGATTTCATCAGCAAAAAGCATCGTGCTATCCCTCAACTGCCGTAGAAGCTATTCCGTTGGTGAACTCCCTCGAGCGCCATCAGCTTCTTATAGTTGCCCAAGTCGGGAATAATGGGGTGCCCTTCGTTGGTGTACTCCACGCTGATCCCGTGCCGCTTGGCCCGATCGCGCATTTGCTGGGCCTGCTTTGGATGAGCCTTGAGCGAGAGTAGCTTGAGCGGCCAGCCATTGCCGCAGCCAATGATGCCGGTTTCGGACGCCGCCACAACTTTCCGAACTTTTGGCATCTTGCCAGTCTGGCGCGCTCGATAGAACTGCCGTTTTGAAACTTCGGCGCCTTCAACGAAGTATCTGACCGGGTCGCTAAATTTTATGCGGAACTCCATGAGAATCACCCCCCCATCATGACCTTGCCGTTGCCTTCGTGCGCTCCCCCAGGATTGCCGGCCATCATCTGCTGCATCATCGCCTTCTCCGTGCCGCCCTGGGTCCGCTCCGACCGGCTCACCCGCTCATAGGTCCGTGTCGTGTTCGGCGATGGCTGACCGGCCTGGCTCGTCGTCGTTGCCTCCACCGGCTCGCGCGTGGCGATGATCTCGGCCAGGTCCGGTTGATCCAAATACTTCGCCACCTTGTTCAAGTAGGTGTCGATGTCGAAGTTCTTGCCCTGGGCCTGGAGCATCGACATCATCGGGACGATGGTTTGAACGATCTGGTTCAGGTCGGCCAGGCGTTTGCGCGGAGTCGAATACTGCATTGAGTAGGGATCGACCTTCACCTGCATCTCATCCCAGGGAATTGCGATGCGGTCGCGTGGGCCGACTTGCCGGATAGTGGAAATGTGTGGCATGCCCGGCACGCTGTAGACGGACTTCTGCGTGGTGAATGGATCGTGATGGAAGTACCAGCAAAGGTTTTTGAGGGTCGCCGCCACGAAGTTGATCGTCGTCGTCTGCTTGTCGGCGAGCGTGGCGTGGGCATTCTCGTTCAAAATCTTGTCCTGAGTTGCCGTTGGAGATTGGGCGCCGGCCCCGCCGATCAGGTCCATGTTGTCGGCCATGAAGCTGAAGAGCTGCTTGGCCTGCATGAACATGCCGGTGTTCATCTGATTGGGGCCGCCGAACGACACTTCCTTGGGTTCTTGGCCAGTCGAGGCAAACCCCTCGCCGTCGTTGGTATTGACGACCCGGTTGGCTTCTTCCTCGCTGCGAACAGCCAGAATCGTCTTTTGCCGGAGGGACTGCCGCATCAGCTTGCGATAGATGGCGTTTATGAATTGGTGTTCGTCGATCAAGTCCTGGATTGGGGCCTTGGGCATGGCGTTACCGGGAACCATCCCATAGCCGTTGAAGGTGAATGGCCCGCTCTCCGGGCCGATCCAATCCTCTTCGGCCAAAAGCCTGTCGTTGTCGTCGAGCGTGACGATGGCCTTGTGCCGCGGCAGGTAGTATTCCCAGATCGGCGCGCGCTCTTCATAATCGTCCTGCATGCACTGATAGCCACGCCCGAGCATCCCGATCCGCTCGTCGCCTTCCTCGTTGTAGGCTGCGTTGTCAGTGGTCACGACATCCTTGCGGTTCTTGTTGTAGCGCTTGTCAGACTGGATCACGTCCAGGGGAACCCAGATGCGGTGGCAAAGGAAGGAGGCTTCGCGGAAGTCGTGGGACCGCGTGTCGTAGGCGAAGTCGTCGATGTCAACCCTCTCGCAATACGGCTGCCCGGCCTCTACGATCCACCCGGAAGTCGCGGCGTCGGCAGCGCTGGCCAAGCCGACCTTGGCGATGCCCAGCGTGAAGAGCGCATCCAAGACAATCCGCTGGAATGCATTGTCGAGCGCCATCTTCTCTATTTGATCGTTGGCCCAGCTTTCCATCGCGGCCACGGTTGGCTTGTGCGCGCGCTGGAAAGTCGAGAGCATGACGCGGGGATTCTTGGCGATGAGTTGGCGGCCGACGATGGAGATGTACAGGCCGATCATGTTGATCGGCACCCGGTTCCTTGAACCTTCGTCCGACCAATGAGCGCCGAGGTACTCTCGAACGGCTTCGCGCCGCTCCTCGCGGAAGCGCTGCAGCGCGCGGCGGGCGCGCTTCTTGGCCGGGCCGAGCTTCGGGATGTTGTTGATGCTAACCACTTACCATGTCGCTTCCCCCATCCAAAAACACAAAACCTTCTGGATTCTGACGAAGTTTGGCGCGGCAATCAGGACACCTGGCTGTCGCCGAGCCGTCTGGAAGTGCCTTGAAATCGTCGCATTGGGCCGACAAGAGATCGCGGTTGCATACCGGGCACGACATGCCGATAACCGGCAAGCCGGCGAGCGGCAACGGCCCTTCTTGCCACTGAAAGCATGGCCTCATGTGCGCATCGTAAGGGATCATTGCAACTCTTCCATCAGCAGCAAATATTCGTCATGCCTTCCATCATACGCGATCTGTCGCCGCCATGCCAATGACCCGTAGGGAGTCGTTTCGCGCTCGATCAACTTCTTGTTCGCCCCGCGCTCCTTGGCGATGAGCCAGCACAGCGCGTCGGGTATCACCCGATCGGCGTGATTCATCATCGCTCCAGATGGATCGTTCGTAGACGCCTCCGTGTTATGCTGGATCCGGCCGGTGGGACCGTATCGGAAGTCCAAGCATTCCCTGATCGCCCATTCCGAGTAATTGGTGAATTTGCGCCCTTGCAGACCGTCCCGGTATTCTTCGAGCAGGTCGCGCTTGGTATCGACTGTGCTGGCCCATCCTGGTGTCGTCGACACTGTGTGCTTTAGATCATAATCTTGGGTGCGGAAATAGATATGGAGGTAGCCAAGATTAACAACAGTGCCACCGAATACAAGGCCTGGTCCTGGCGTTTCCCAGATCAATTTGGCTCCCGTTCCAGTGACAGTCTTGAACAGTCTAGCCAGTGCCACGCATAGAACCGCGAATTCCTTGGGAAAAATCCTGGCATTGGCGTATTCCCCGATCCGCTCCCCGGTGACGATGTTGAAGATGGAAGCGCATGAGGGAGTGGCGCCCATGCCGGTTGAAACATCCTGGCCGATCACGTACACACCTTCGGGTGGCATGCCGTTGCTGTCGGGGTTGATCCAGAGCCTCAAGAGTCCGCCAGCTCGAGAAGTCAGACGTTCGGGGATGCCAAGATCCCGGTCATAGGCCAGATCGCCTTCCCAAATATGTTCCCTGCATCCTGCCAGCAAGCGCTGGATCATGATCGAATCGAATACTTGGCTGACCGATCCCTTGGGATCGATGTCAAGGTGCATCGCCACGTCGCGCTTGGAGCCGCGGCGAACGCACTCCTTGTCGTACCATGGGCTCCTGATGCACGGGAATGGGCCCCCGGTTGGCTCACCCGTCATGACGAAGTGGTAATCCGGCGGGAATTGATAGGTCTTGTCGAGGATTTCCACGGCGCCAGTGGACGGGACGTAACGGTACAGCCCATTGTTCTTGTCTGGATGTTCAGACCAGTGCCACGTCTGCTGGATAAGTTCAGGCCGGTTGCACAAATCGTAAAATGCCGTGCCCGTGCCGTAATGGGTGCCGTTGAAGACACGGCAGCCAACATCGGCCGTGTTGCCAAGGATCGCGTAATCGTCTTGCTGCTTGGAAAACTCGTCGAGGAACAAGCCTGTCGAGCGCCCGCCAACGCTGGACCGATCGGTGGTGCTGGTGCCATTGATCGATGACCGGCTGAGTGGATAGGCGATGGCCAACTTGCGCTTCTTGGCCTGCGGAAACCATTTGGGCAGATGCTCGTTGATGAAGGTGAGTTTCGGGAAAAGGGAATTTGGGTCGGCCGATGAATCCACAGCTTTTTCGCTGTGGCTCATGTCGATGAAGTTCTTGTGCTTGTGGAACCGGCATACCCAGTCCTGAATGATGAGCATCCACCACGTCGCCCCCATTTCGCGGGACTTCTGGATCAGCATGTCTTCGCGGTTCCATATGCACCACATGATGCCGGCCGTGCGCTTGCCATCAATTACCTTGAGCGGCTCGAACAGAGACGCCTCCTGAAAATCCCAGGTGACGAACGGCCCTACTTCGTCGTCGATCTTGGCAGGATTCGTCTGCCAGCAAAAAGCATTGACATAGAACAGCAAATCCTGCCGGCAGGCCGCGACAATGGCCTCGCGGTGCTTGGCGCTCTGCCGCGACCAGAGCAGCAATTCCTTGCGGTACTCGCGGTTCTCTTTGAGCGCCCTGGGGACGTGTTCGTGGTGTTTGCCTTGGCCGAGCATGATGAGGTGATTCTACCTCACCGCCCTCACAATTGCCTTCTCTCTTGGAGTGCCTTCAGCAAACTTAATGGCGTTCATGGCTCAACCCTCGATTTGCTTTCGACCTGGACAATTCTACGTAAGCTGGCTAGAAATTGAAACAGCCAGAGGGCCATTGAACCCCCTGTCGAAAACCAGAAAAGCCATGTTGCAACCGGAAATGGCCACTGCCGAAGAATCCGCGGATCAAGTGTGGCTGTCACCTGGAGCCGGTCGAGCAATCGTGTTTGGCCGGCAGGGCGCCCCGCAAGGCAACGCCCTTCGCCAGCCAACCGGACTGGCCGTGTGGTGACGCTCCTCGTCAACGAGGGGGAGAAAGAGGGGGTGCGCTCAGGCTGTCCTTGTGGAAGCGCAGCGGACGCAACCTCTGACCATCATCCCTTCCTTGATTCATGCCACCCCTCCAGCAACTCCATCAAATGCTCGTCCCCATGCACCACCCGCATCCCACCCTCCTCCTTCCGCGCCTTCGCCTCCTCCCGAGCCAACAACACCGCCGAATAGTCCGACTCCAGCTTCGTCAGCAACTGTACGAATCCCTTGGGATCATCAACCCAAATCTTCCGGTATCCACGCCGCGCGTCATTGTCCCACTCCGATCCAAACGACTGCACCCACTTCATCCCACGCACCGTCTCCGGCAACCCACGCCATTCCAACGGCTCCTGCGGCTCAGGACCGGGGTCAATCCGCTCAGGAACCGATGCGACCGGCACCGGCAATCCAGCCGCCGCTATCGCCTTCATCTGCGCATCCGTCAATTGGAACCCAAATGACTTCTTCGCATTGTGCATCCCACGCCTGTCACCACGCTTGTTCAACGGCATTTTTGGCGGCTCTTCAATAGCCACAGAAGAGCCATTTTCAACAGAAACACCAGTTTCGGCTGCTGCCGGCATAGAACTACCTCCTGTTCCCATCCTACCACCCAATGCCGTTTCAGCCAGAGTTCAACTTCTAACGGTTCCACACCATGACTTAGAACCTCGTCTGAAACTGCGCCTGTATCTGGTTTTAGGGAAGTTAGTTAACTCCCCCCACCACCCGCCACAAACCCCCACCCGTCCGGTTACAACGTCATAGATCGCGCGCGGTCTTTGATTTCATTGGGTGAAACTCGATCGAGTTGACAAAAAAACAAGGGTAGATGGGTGAAAAAATCACACAAGGGGAACGCTATGTGCCAGAGCTGCGAGCAGTTACGGATCAACGGAGTAGTGTGCCACGAGTCAGGTTGCCCTGATGCGTGGCGTCGGAAGGTGCAGTGTGCTTGGTGTGGGAGAGAGTTTGTCCCTGACTCTCGTGGCCAGCGGTGCTGTGAGCAGTCATGTGCGGCGTCGTTTGCCGGGCAGGAGGATGATCTGGAGTCGATGGAGGATTACACGATTCGCAGGCTTCGAAGCAGGTAGGCGGCCTGCCCAACGTGGGCAGCCTGTCACAAGCCAGGATTTACACAAGGGGATGCTATGAGAACCTATCAAGTCAAGCGGTACAACGATGGCCAGGCGATCGGCAGCGTCGATCTGACCGCTGACCAATTCGCTCGATACGAGAGGATCGCGCAGCAGCCGGAGGGGATCGTGCGGCTGGGAGCCATGCCCCACGATCTGTACAACCTCGACACCGAGTATCAGGACACGCATGAGGATACGTCAATCTACCTGGATTAGTGAAGGCTTCCAGTGCTGGGCCGCGCCCGAGGCGGCCCTACGCTGGGTTCCTTTTACCTGTTTACAGTGGACCAATTGAAGCGGAGAAAGCTTATGCGATACGAATTGACTGGAACGACGCTGAAGGTCATCCCGGAACCCTCTGATGATTGGACCGAAATGACCGCAGGCTACCGCGTCGAAATGGTCAAGGGTGCTGAGTGCTTGAGGTGCGGAGAGGTCTATCTCAAAAAGCTGAAAAAAACGGTCAATCTTTGCTTGCGGTTGGCGGACAAACCTGAATTGCATGGTATGGTCGTCGCGTGGAAAGTTGCGATCCAAGAAGAAGCAGAAGCGAAGAAAGCAGCCGCGCTCGCTGAACTCTCCGCAATACTTGACGGCTCGACTCCGATTGCCCTGGCGTATCACGACGGTGAGTACCTGTCAGGATACGAAGCATACGGACAGTCTGCAGATCTGCTGGTGAAGCTCGGAGTCGCAGAAGAAGTCTCAGGTTGGGGTGTCTGCGTTGACAACAAACTCGTGGAGGCCCTTAGTGCGACGTTTACCTATGCAGCAGCCCAAGAGTTCGCACGTCCGAAAATCGACGCCCACCAAACTCTCCGCGACGAGAGCGCTGCGAAGCGTGCTGCAATATTCGCGACCGCGAAAGAGACCGGGACTCCTGTGCTCCTGGCTCACTGGATGGACAATTGCGACGATCCGCGCGAGGAATGCAGCACGGACAGCGTGACAGAGTATGCGATGCCGGACGGAACGACAGAAACAAAACGTCAGCACACTTGGTAATCGGCCGTGTGGCCGTGCATCTCAATAGCGCGCCATACCTAGGCTTGCGGCTCGCCATCGAGCCAGAGTATCCGCAGGAATACCAGGACTACTGGGCGCAAGTCGATTGGACGCCATGCCCAGTCTGCAGCGCCCCCGTGGTGTGGTATGAGGCCGGCTACGTCCCTGGATATCGGGTTTGTACGCGGCCGCCGCACCATCATTCAATCGCCAATTGATCTGCGGATCCATCGAAAATGTATTTGGCTAGCGCGTAACCGCAAAAATATACTTGATGCACTTTGACTAATGTCTAATGATGACACCATTTCTCTGTCCCAGGTGCGGTGCGTGGCACCTGGGACATCCTGGTAATGTCGCCGCCGGCGTCAGGCCATCGATCGGCAAATGCGGCCGGACGAAACGACGGTATCCTGACGAGGCCAGCGCGGCGGCGGCCGCGGCGCTGATCCTGGCGGATATGGCGCGGCGGGTGTCTGAGGAGCGGCGCCGCGAGTTGCTGGAAAAGCGAAGACCGTTGACGCCGTCCTCTGACCGGGGACGGCGGGTGATCCGTGATCCGAGGGGACTGTGACACAAGGGGAAATTAGCATGCGAGACAGGAATGGCCTTTCGATCCACACCGGCGACCGCGTTTCCGTGCAAACCACGGGAGCCGCAACCATGGCGACCGTGATCGACGCCCACAGTGATATGGCGCAGGAGCTTAAGTCGGTCCTCGTGCAGTTCGAGAACGGCACGGCGCAATACATGCCGCCAACGACCGTCGCCGTACAGCGTTGATCCCTTGTGTCGCAGCGTGCCGGCCTGCCCAGGGTCCGGCACGTTGCATTTACCCAATCAAAGGACGGTGAACGATGGCGCACCCAAGCGGACCATGTACACGATGTGGCGTCGATTACCAACCAGAGGAACTGGATTTTCACTTGTGCTGCAAATGCGAGCGCGACCTGATTGCTGTTCGCGTCGTCGGCGATAATTGGGCTATCAAGGCTAAGGCCGCAACCAACTTGCTGGAATTCGCCGAGATGGTCTACAAGGAAGCGCAGGCCGTCATCTCCCTGGTGAAAGGCGGCGCGTGATGGACCCATGGACCGACGATTTCTTCCAGCCGCGTGCCGAGCCGTCCTCGCTATTTGGCAACGACGTAGGGCACCTGCCCGAGCGCAGGACAGCTTTGTCGGCTGAAAAGGGCATCCCCATGCGGCTGATCCGCGGGTGCTTGGTGAAGGTGCAATGTGACCTGGCGGATTTGGAGGAAGTATCATGCCCGTGACCGTCAACCGCTCACTGCGCCGTCTCAGTGCGGCCTCGATGTACAGCGGCGGCCGCCGCCGGGGCATCGTCATCGAAATCCACCCTGACGCCAATGGGCTGGGCAAGCCAGGGTCTGGGTTCATCGGCCTGCGCCTGTCAGGAATCAGGCGCTGCTATTACCTGCCAGTCGATTGGTGTTTCCGCGAGGCGGTCCGGGCTGATCTGGCACGAACTCGGGCGGAACGCAAGCGGCTCCGGGCTGAGAAGAAAGCGAGATTGTCCGGTCGATGAGATTCACGCCAGGATTGATTTGATATCGGCCCACATCTCCGGCGTCCACACGTAACACTCGACATTCGCTTCGGCCAGCGCCGACAGCCATTTGGTTTGGTCAGCGCTGGCCTTGTTCTTTCCCACCTTCAATTCAGCGGCGACGATCCGCTTGCGGCGGACCATAAGCAGGTCGACGAACCCAGCCCCATCCCCTTGAACCGGCGTTTGCCAGTAAAAAGAACCGTCTTTTCGCTGCACTCTCACTGACCTGAAATGGGCCGTTCTCCACCCGGTCGACCGCGCCTCGCCGATGACCAGGGCCGTGAATTCTGACTCGCTCATCTTGGGCAGGGTGATCTGAGATGACTGGCCGGCCGGCATCGGCTGGACCTGGGTGACGACGACCCCAGGGGTTGCGAGGATCTGGGCTACCAATTCGGGGGGCAGCTTCATGTTCGTGCCTTTCCGTTGGAATCAGATTCAATTAGCCGGCGTCCGATCCATTCGGCGACTTGGGGACGATGCTGTTTCCGCAGACTCGATAGCGGTCCAGTTCATCGGGAACCCTTGCAACCACTCGACAAATTTTGCTGTCGGGCACCCATCGAATTCGATCCGGCAATGCAGGACTAGATTTGAGCTTGCCGGGCCAGCTCCGAAGCCGCATCGCTTGTTTCGTGCCTGTTGCTTCAAATGCGCTGCTTTGGAAAACTTCATCCGTTTGCAATCGCTGGCCTGCGCTGTAGGCCACAATGAAAACTCTTTCTCTTTCGTGTGGCGCGCCAAAAGCCTGCGCTGGTAGAGTCTGCCATTCCGCATCAAACCCGAGCGCGGAAAGATCGCTGAGAACTCTTCCAAGCCCCCGAAAAGTAAGCGCTGAGACGTTCTCCAAGATTGCGTATCGCGGTCGAATTGCGCCGAGAATTCTTGAGAATTCAAACCATAGGCCACTGCGAGCCCCGTCAAGCCCGGTTCCATGGTGATTCGCTTCGCTGATGTCCTGGCATGGGAACCCACCAGCGATGCAATCGGTTCGCCATTCGTCGGCGTTGCCAGGTGGGAAGTCGCACACGTCGCGCCATCGACGGACGTTTGGCCAGTGTTTTTCAAGGACGCGCGTCGCATAGTCGTCAATCTCCACCTGCCATTTGCACACCATGCCGGCTCTCTCAAGGCCAAGGTCCATGCCACCGATACCGGCGAATAGGCTGCCAAAGGTCATGCTCGCACCTTTCCATTCTTGCCGGATTCCAGCAGAGTCAACCAGGGGCCACCGTAAAGTCCAGCTGACAGCAGCCGCGGCACTGAGCCGGCCCCGCTGCACTGCTTGGTCTGGGCGTCCAAATGACGAGGTATCAATTGGCCTAGCTTGAGGGCCATGATACGCTTGCAGGTTTGGCAGTAGCAGCCCTGGGTCATCTCAACTCCACAGAATTTCGAACTTTTCAGCGTATTGTTCGGCGGTCGGACCATCGTAAGAAACACGATGAGCGGCCAGAGTTTTGTGATTCAGTCCTATTTTACCGTAGCCGCCAAATTTCACACTGGCTGTCCACTCGACGCATCCATTGGCATTTTTCTTTGTTTTGGCGATTAGCCTATCAATCAAATCATCGTTCATCAGCTTCTTCCTTCTTTGGTATTTGATACTTGCTCGCTAGCCAACCCAGGACTCGGTAGCGCTCGGCTGGCGGCAATTCATCCAGGATGTCATAGATGTCCCCCGCCGCGATCAAGTCGCGGTGTTTGGCGGCAATCTGCTTCTTGCCGGTGGGTTCGGTTGGCTGACTCATGGGTTTCCTTTCGTGGTTGTGGTTTCAAACTCTGCATCTTGAACGTCGTCTGCTTTGGGCGCGGCCAGCATCAGCGGCATGTTACCAGCACGGATCGCCGGCAATGCTCGGTCGATGATGAAGTCTCCGACAGTCATCTGGTTCGGCATCACGATGAACGCAAGGAATTCCTGTTCAAGCGTCGAAATCTTGCACTCGACCGCTTCGAGTTTTGCTTTCACCGTCAACAGCAAGGCCCGCCAGCGCTGGCGCTCTTCTTGCTGATATACCTGCTCGATCTGCTGGTCGGTTCGCTTGACGAGATAGCCATACCGATCCTTCTTGTGCGTCAGGTTTTTATCGGCACGCGATGGCAGAGGCAACACGAACCGAATGAACAAATCCTTGACGCGGAAGCCGATCATGGCCGCGCCTTGCTTCCAGCCAGTTTGAAACTCTTCCGCGCCATAGCGGATCAGCGTCGATTCAATCTCGGCGCGTGACTTGCTGACCGGCACAGTTGTTTCGGATGCAAAACGTCCCATCATTTCCCCTTCCTCGCTTCGGCGAGCAACGCTGCTCGCAACTAACTATCAAGCCATTCTGACAACGATGCTGGAAAGTCAGACACAATTGTCATCCATTGCCGAATATCCTTGAACGGCTGCGGCAGAATCGCCCATGGCACATTGAGGGCTGTCGCAACTCGCTTCGCCCCGTATCTTCCAGGCCAGCACCATGAGCATCCTTCGCAGTCTTTCGGACAATGATCGGCAGTCCCAGGTCGATTCGGCTTCCGGTCGTTCTCACCAACAACCAACACGTCCCGATAGTCTGCCCGTCGATCCAAGTAACTCGCAATGATCTCGACGCCGCCAATGTTGGACGGCCTACCCAATGCGGCAAAGCCATGTGTCGTCAACGCCGCAACATCTGATGCCCCCTCGACAATCAGAATCGGGCCTTCTTTTGTCCACCAGCTTTCAGGCACAAAGACGCCTCTGTTGCTCGTTCCGGCCATCGTCATCTTTCGACCGTCGCCGTATCTCCGCGTTATTCCGATAACTTTGCAAGCCTCATCTCTCGCCGGGAAACTGGCGAATTCTTTGCTGTCATAGTCCCAGCCGATCCCGCAGTGTAGCGATTCCAAACTAGCCACCGATACGCCCAATTGCTTCGCCAGCTTTTCGCGCTTTTCACCAGCAAGTTTGTCCTTGAACATCTTTGCGGCAATGGCAGAAACGTCGGCCAGGTTCTTAACCTCTTTCGCCGGGGCCACGACAATCGTCTCGTCAAGACGATGGATATACCCGCCACTCTTGACCTCTCTGCCGCCTGCAATCCGCATACAGTGCGCTGCTGTCCCGTCCGCAGACACCGAACACCAATCAGGCCGCTTGCAAACGACGCATGGATTGGCGCGTGAACAGCGGACCCATTTGGCATCCATGATTCATCCCGTCTTGCAATGGTCTGGCACGCTGTCATATTTTGTCAGCAGCCTTTCAAGGGCAGAGTAACAACGTTTCAAATCGACGCTAATCGCTTCGATCAATTCGCCGTCTTCGTGCGGCCCAAGTTCGTCGCAATCATCGAAGTCGGCCATTTCCATGTACGCGCTGGCAGTCAACAATCCCTCCATGGCTATCTGTAAATGCCAAATCATGTCAGCCTTCATAGCTATCCCCCTTCGATGGTTTCTGGCCGCGAATGAACCCAGGGAATACGTCGCACGCTGGCCGCTGCCAAGCGCCGCGGCCATCTGGCAAAGGAGACACGCCAGCTTCCCACGGCGGAATGCCGAACTTCTGCGAGAACATTCCGGCTGCCATGCCAGCTTTCGCCCGCCGCTTGATCGCAACGCCAACGCACGTTCCCCAAAATCTCTGCTGCAACAATTTCTTCGCCTCTTGTGGCATGTCGCCGCCGTTGACCTCGACCAGCGTTCCGTTTTTCGTGGCGTAGTCTTTCGCCGTCTTGACCTCGACATGCGTATGTCCGCATTCCGGGCAAGTTCGAGACCCACTAAACAAGGCTGAGCAATTCGAGCAGCGGATCATTCCTTTGGTGGGCGGTTTCTGCTGTGATTTTGCGTCGATGTTGTCGCACGGATCAATCGACCAATCTCGGTCAATGTCGGGCATTCCATGATAGAGAACGCAACCGGCATGGTCGAGAATCAGCAAGTCCATCTTGCCTTCGCAAGCCCGCAGTCCTCGGCCGGCGTTTTGCAAATAGCGGCGGAGTCTCTTTGTCGGCCTGACCAAGCCAATGCACGAAATCCAAGGCCAGTCGATCCCCTCGGCCAGCACGTCACAATTGACGACTACCTTTGTCTCGCCCGTTTTTGAATTCTCTCTGATCGTCTTTCGCTCATCGTCGGCCGTTTCATCGCATATCATTTCCGCCGTCACCCCGTTTGCAACGAACTCGTCACGGATGGCCAGGGCGTGCGCAACATCGCAGCCGAAGTAAATCGACGGCCGGTTTTCAGCAAGGCGCTTCCACCACCCGCACACATCGCCGATTAGATTCGCCCGCGTCATCACCTTGGAAAGTCCCGACGCCGCATAGTCGCCGTCCTTGCCATTGCGGACACCTTTCAAATTCGGAATGTGCGGCGCGAACGCACGCACTGGCACAATTCGATTCAACTCACGCAAGCCGCTCGGTTTGATCGGCTGGATCAGGAAATCGTAGTAGGCACCAAGGCCATTGCCGTTGCCCAAACACGGCGTAGCCGTGAGTCCAATGTGAAAAGCATTCGGCCAACGTCGATGAAGCGCCAACCATGTATCCGACGTGGCGCGATGCGCTTCATCCGTCACCACCAATTTGAAGTCAGGCAGCTCGATGAGTCCTTTTTTGAGCCAAGACAAAAGCGATTGCTTGCTCGCAAACTGACAAAGTGCGCTCATGTTGCTGCCGCGGTTCGCCATGAGAATGCCAGCATCCAAACCCTGTTCCTTCGCAACCTCGACTGCTTGATCGGCAAGCATTCTCCGGTCGCAAAGGAATAGGCAGCGATTGCCACGCTCCGATGTAAGGCGCATCAACTCCATCGCCAGCACGCTCTTGCCAGCCCCCATGAGCATCACCAGCAGCCCGCGATTCTTGCCGGCCTTGAAGCCGTCCCGCAGCGCCTGGATGCCTTCCAACTGGTATTGAAAAGGTTCGAGCCTCATACTTGACCCGCCATGTAGCCGCCATGCCGACATTTCTGGCACGGTTTCTTATCAAGTTGTTTTTTGCCTTTGCAGTCCGGGCAGACCTTCCTGGGTATCGCCGTAAGGAAGCATTCCTCAGCCGCTTTGAGATGGTCCAAAACGGCTGCGTCAAGCCATGATGACCATGAAAATGCCCCCTTGCATTGCTGGCGGAACTTGGCCAGCGTGTGGGCACAATCGGCGTGCCATGTATCGGCCAAAGCGTTGCGGACGCTCTTGGGTAATTCTTGGTCATCAGCCGCCGGCTTTTTCTTGCGTGGCCCAGCCTTACCTTTCGGTTTAGCGGCTGCTTTGGCATCTTTGCAATTGATGCAACCCTTTGGCAGTTCTTGACCTTTGCGTTTTTTCGTCTGGCAACCGACGCAAAGAATTGGCTCCGATTTCGGCTTGGTTGCCGGCTGAGAAACGCCATCTTTGCCGATGATTTTGTCTCCTGGTGGCAATGGTGTCTGCCCCAAGACACCAGTGGCTTCCAAGTCGCGTTCGATCACGTTTTTTGACACATTTTCTTGCTCGGCAATCGCCCGAATGCTCTGCCCGTCCTGCCGTGCCTCGATGACGCGCGGCAACCGTTCCGCTCGCTTCATTTTCATGTCCTCAACCGACAAGTTTCGCCGGCTGCGCTGACGGTTGTGAATCCACTCCAGCACGTCTTCCCGGCTGTCCATCGGGATGACCAATTCATCTGGAATCTTGTACTTCAACTCGGTGCAAATGTCGTAGGTGTTGTGGCCGTCAATCAGGATTGTCTCGCCGTCGATAAGGGCCACGATGATCGATCCAGGGCACCCGCCGCCGTCGCGCTGAATGCTCAAGTGCAGGTTGCTGTATTCTTGTGTCGTCAGCCTGCGATTGGCATTTCGGAATTCTTGGTCAATTTTGAATGCCATGGGTTCCACCCGTAGACGCGCTCCCCCTTCGCCGGAAAACCTTTGGCCGCGCGAATTGCCGGTTCTGGGGAAGCGTGTTCGATTGTGTTCAGTTGGACCCGGCCAAAGGTCTGCTTTGTTTTGTACGCCGCTCGCATCTGAGCGGCCAGTCCAGGCGGCCCCCTGATCCTTGACATCTTTCCTGGCGTCGTTGGGCTGTTGCGTTCCATCACAAGCCCCTCCATCGGTTAGGTCAACTTCTCAGCGTCGTTCCAGGTAGCGAGAGCTGCTTTCGTTTTTGCCATTGCCTCATTCCACCTGAGTTCATGCCTGCCAAGAAGCGGCGGGCCGTTTTGCTCGGCTTCAAGTGACTCAAGGGCCTCCGCCAGCTTCTTCGCCGCGCCTACCTTGGCCTCGGCATGGACGGCGCGGCGAATCCAGCACCCACAGCGCGCCGCGAACATCGTTAATTCGGCAGGCCATTGTTGCGTCGCCTCGTAATCCTCGAGCGCGACTTGATCAAGGTCCGCTTCGCTCGGTTCAGGAATCATCATCCATGTCCTTTCAAAATGGAATCCGTGCCCCCTGATCTTGTCGAGGATGGACTTGGACACGTTTTTGGACTCCCTGAAAAGGTTGATTTATCCTAACAGCGCATACCCGCCACATTTACATCCCTGGATGGGCGGTTGCTCCGAACAAATCACGATCGCCCCACGAACTGATCTCATAAGTATTCCCCTTTTACCCACTGATTCAGAGCCGGTTGAGGCGCACTCTACCTATTTCTGGTGGAGTGCAGCACCCACGTCATCGTCGCGGAGAGTGTGCATCCAGCTAATAGGGTCTTTCAAGGCTGCGAGTGCCGGCCCATGATGCCCAGCCACATCGACCCGTTCGCCCGGCGGAATCATCCTCGTCAATCCATGTACCAGCCTTCATCGCTGTGCTTGTCGCCTTGGCGGTCGGCAGGCTGCATGCCGTTCCAGTCTATCCCATGACTGGAGATGGTTCCTGGCTGACAGGCTGCGGAATTTGAACAGAAGTAATTGATTACCAGCGACTTGCCGGTATAATGTGGTTACTTCTGTTCGTTTTTAAGAGCCAGGCTCACTTTACGGCGACCCTGGCTCTTACTATTTCCGCCCATAACCTACGCTGGCTTCCTTTTATTTGCAAGTCTTTTCTTTAGAACGAGCCTCATTTCTGAAATCGGAATTGTCACTTGACTTCACACATCCGCTTGACAAGATCAGCAGCCGATTCTTGCAGCGTGATAGTTGTTGGCTTGAGAGCATCCCTCGCGACATCCAACGCGGCATCCCACGCGACGTCACACGCGGCATTACACGCGGCAGCCCTCGCGGCATCACTCGCGGCAGCACTCGCGGCATAACACGCGGCATCACACGCGGCAGCCTTCGCGGCAGCCCTCGCGGCAGCACTCGCGGCAGCCCTCGCGGCAGCACACGCGGCATCCCACGCGGCAGCCCACGCGGCATCCTTCGCGGCAGCCCACGCGGCAGCCACCTGCTTCTGCGCATTGACGAGAATCGGTGTGGCCGCGATCAATCCATTCCAATCGACTATTTCAGGAACTGACGTTAATGCCGCAACGTGAACTGAATAGCGGTCGCCGCAAGCGGCCAGCCACGTTGGCGTGAATGTCCGCACTGTCCAATCAATGCACATGAAGGAGCGGCGTTCTTCGATTTCTTTGTTGGCCTTAGTACTAATCGTCAAAGGAATCAGTGGCTTTAACAGCCGATCACGCTCAGTGTCGGTCGGCAGCGCATCATTCCACAAACGCATAAACTCACCGATAATCGGGCAGACACACTCCGGATGGTCGCTATGTGGTTCATCGGCGATATAGGCAGCAAGCTCCATGGCGCACAAGCCGTTGCTTCGATCATTGTGCTTACCATGTTGCAAGCTGATTGTCTTGATGAGTTTCTTCCAGCCTTTTCGCATGGTTTTCAGCATGATTGACCTTTAGAGTTAGAGCAGCTTCGCCGCCGCTTGCCATGCTTCTTCCGGTGTGTAGCAAACCGAGCCGATGGGCTGCGGATGATTCATCTCGTGAATATTGGTGGTCGGGACCACAATCTCCCATCTGGGCGGCGAGCCAAAGATGCAGTGCAGCCGCGCTAGTGGGTAACGCTCGCGGACGCGGCTGATGTTCGCTTCGTGACGGACCTGATCTTTCGTCATTGCATCCCCATGATCTTCTCAAGCGCTGCTGTGAATCGGCCATGGAACAGGTCCAGGGCCTCGCGGAGAGCGGCGGTGAATGAGTCGGGCGTGACGCGGACGAGCAGGGGCGGCAAGCCGTCGCAATACGATAAAAAATCACAGAACGGAAGCCCGGTCACAAGTAAGTGACCATGAACTTGTCCGCGGTAAGCATCAGGAAGCCCGCCGTTGAGAAGGTAGCCGACATGGGCCTTCCCCTGAGGACACTTAATTTCTAAAGCCCCTTCCATGACTTCTGTTCCGGCGTCGGTCTTGCTGATAACGATTCCGTCAGGCGAACTCCCGGCCCTGCCGTCGTCGGTCACGATGAACCCGGTTTGCTTCACGTCCATTCCTGTTTGCAGCGAGTAGAATGCCCGCGCGGCTGGCTCGGAATCAACACCGTGGAGCATCGCCCGGCTCATCGGCGTTTGCAGATCGGAGAGCGGTCCAATGTGGAACACTTCCGCGATCAACTCCGCAATGTATTCGTCGGCCGCTGACGCCAGCTTCATCGTCTTGGGCGTGATGATGCGGTCAAAATTACTGGCCGTGGGAATGCCGCGGCGGGCTTCGAACCATTCTGGACTAAGTTGGACGCAATCATACTCCTTCATAGCTGTCCCCCTTCGCCGGCGCCGGCTTGCGGGCCTTCTGCTTGTCCAGGGCCTTCTGGATCGTTGTGGCGATGAAGTCATGCCGGGCCGCTGCGATCTTCGCCACGCTGTCCACCTTCTCCGATTCCTTGAGCCACTTAATGAACGACTCGCCACGGTCGGAGAACATGGCAATCTGTCTGGTGAATTCCTGGGCCTGTTCTTCCGTGATGGTGTCCGTCCGCCGGCAATCGTTGTCCTCATTCGTGACGACGATGTTCAAGGCGGCGCTCAGGCTGTATCGCTTCTGATAGCTGAGCCAGAACCCGTAAGCCTGGGCCAGCGTGATCTTCGTTTTGTTGGCGATGTCTTGCAGCACGGCCTGCATATCGGCAATCGGGATTGAGAACGGCCGATCCTCGACATGCGACCCAACGCGGAGATGGCAGACAGTGAGCGAGTGCCCGTTCTCAGCCTTCGGGAACGAGAATGACACCGATAGCTCACACTCGGCAGCGATGGGACCGGCCACAGCCCAAATGTCGTCGTAGCTGGCGAAAGCGTATCGGTCGGCAGCCCGGCCCTTGTGGATCATCGGGCACTTGGCTTGGAATCGCGTGAGGGCCTGGCTGAACTTCTCAGCAGCCTTCGTCTTGCGGTAGTCCTCGGCCAGCGCCATCATGCCGCGCAGCTCTTCAAGGCCAACTCCCTTGTCGATCATCTTTTCGACGATGACCAGCGGGTTAGCCGCGTCTTGAACGGCAACGGCTTGTGTATCGGCCATGGGACTTCTCCTTGTTGGCTGGAAAGTTCAAATGGTTCCCGGCTATCATCACTCCGCACTCATAGTCGCCGCTCCTAGGATTATGCGGCTTTTTGTCACCGGGAACCAAAGTTTATTGCGGCAGACCCAGCCATCAACCAGCAATCGGTAGATCGACGCTTGGGAGCGTTACCCATGCTTCACGATAGCCGTAGCCTGCCGCAAGTGGACCGTGTGGGAATTGAACCCACTACCTCCGCGTTGCAAACGCGGCGCTCTTCCAAATGAGCTAACGGCCCAGTTGCACGCCGCCGGTTACCGTCAGGTCCGGCTCTCCGCACCAATCCCGAAGACGGCTCACATAGGATTGGCAACGGACTTGTCAGGGGACGTGCGCTCCTGATCTTTTGCCGGCGCTCCTTTGGCCACGCCGCCGGCTCGCGTGTAACAGGGCGTGATTGAGTGCGCCCTTGCCTGGGAGTGTCATCGCAAGCTCAATTCACGTTCCGCAGCGGCAAAGTATTCCGCAAACGCCTCTTTGAGTTTGCGTCGGTTCAGTGGATCACCAGCCAATGCAGCTTCCGCGAGATGCCGGCCAAAATTGCCGTACCCGCCATTCCGCATTTCCAGCCAAACGTCTTGATCGTCAAAGGCGCGGCGTTCAGCTTCGGTTGTCGGATACATCGTCGGCCTCCTCACTCGGATCGTAATTGCTCACATTGCCACAGTCGTAACAGTCGCCAGCCGAATCAACCGCTTCCTCGACGCCGCACTTGGGGCACGTCGTCAGCGGAGTCGCTTCGGGCGGGTCGATAGGCGGTTCAGGGAAGTAGCGGCCACGGGGGAACATGCTCATGGCTGCTCCCTCCACATGAACTTGCACCAGCGGTACTTGCGGTCGCCAACCTGGATGTACTTATGGTCAGGCAGGATGGTCATTTCCATCCAATCGGCGTTGACGGCTTCTTCGGGTGTCTTGCCGTTGCCGTAGCTGACGGTCAGCAGCAAACCATCTCCACCGATGGCACGATCATGCGCTGACACATACCAATCTCCAGGAGCCCGCATGCACAGGCTGGTGTCGGTTATCGCTTGCAGCGCGGCTAACTTTTCTTCCCAAGTCATGCTCATTTCTTGCCTCCATTGGCCAGAGCGTCCAGGCCGGCGGATACCACCTGATCGAAGAAGTCCTTGAACTTCAACCGGCGCTTGAGCGCCGCCATCTTAAAGCGCTGGATTGTTTCTGGCCGAAGAACGAACAGCATTTTAATGCCGTCCGAAGCTGTTGTTTTTTTCATGACGATGCAATAGTAGGCACGCCTATTAAGTTAGACAAGTGCAAAAAGATATTTTATTAAACTTTATAACTAGAACGGTCTGATTTCCACTTTGGCCGAGAACGGAATCGTCGTCACATTGGGCGAACCGATTGCATCGGAGCTGCCTGATGACAAACTTGTTTGATTTACGGCGCGGCTCAACGGCGTACCGGCACATTCTGTCGTAAGCCAGGGATGCCGAGCTTAATGGTTTGCAGGAAGCTCTGCGGCCGTCGTTCTTGGAGTTCTCCGCGAGGTGTTTTGTCCATCTGCTGCGCCGCCCACTGAATGAGTTGGGGCACGGCTAATGACCTGGCGAGATTGCCTACAGCCTTAGAATTGAATCCATGCTCGAACATTCGCGCCACTTCTGTCTGCTCTCGAACCATCGGCACTTGTTCAACTAAAGCACCCATACCACGGGCCGTTCCTTCGACCAAGCCAACATCTTGACGCCGCGAGCCTTGCTCTGCTCGCCGGATTGTTGCCCCAAGTTGCAGCGCTATAAAGACAGGGTGATGCACTGTCGGCCAAGCCGGAATCGTCGCGGCCCCGATGCGCGTCTCGCCAGGGCGAAGATCGTCCTCGCGGCGCCGGCCCGAATAAAACCCGCCAAGATTGGTTGCCGCATAGTACCCCAACGCTAAGAGCGGCAGACCAAGCGTCCCTTTCTTCATCATCCTCATAATGCTGTCGGCCTGCTCTGGTTTTAGATTCTTGATGCCATGCCAGCCTGCCCAGGCCGCGCGACCGATGCCTACTGGCAAACCGCCAATGTGTTCCAGGGCGTCGGCCACGATGTTTGTTGGAGTCCGGCGAACCGGCATAAGCAGATCAAGGGTATGGCCGATAACCTTGGCAGCCGGCGAGTTTGTGCCTTTCTTGAGGCTGTTAATCATATTGTTGGTCGCCTCGACAACGGCATTGTCCTGCTGAAACTTGGCCCGAATCCCTTCTTGATATGCTCTCATTCCGATCTCGTGCAGCGCGGCCGGACTTGTGACATCGCGGCCAGCGGCAACCTCAGATGCCTCTATGTTCCGAAAGGCCCGCTCGTAGGCATTGCGAACTGCCGGAGCTTTCTCTGCGGCGTGCAATGTGCCGAAGAAATCCAGCCAGGTATAAGCCTGATCGTTGTTCGTGCCATATTGAACATCCAGTTCCGACCGGCCTTCTCGGATCGTCTGCCAGGCATCCTTCGCCCCTTTGGTGACTGTGCCACGCAGCGCCGCTACCTCTACTGATGGACGCAGGCCGCGGCCCTCGACTGGAGCGCGCTGGGCGATTTGCCGAATGCCAGGGACAAGACGCAATGCCGAGCCGATCAACTCACGCACTGGCGGAGCCACTGTCTGCCAGACGCTCGACATTCCGACTTTGCCGATTGTGGCAGGACTGGAAATGACTTCGGCAATTCTCGCCCGTCGCAACCAGTCAAGCGTTTTCTGCGTTCTCGTCATGTTGTCCCAGCGATCGCCAGCAATTTGCCGGCCCCAATTCTGCTGCGACTTCATAGCGTCAATTCTGATTTGTTGCCATTCCGTAAACTCCGATCCCTTTGAGCCAGTGCCGGCTTTGGCCAACTTCGCTTCTGCGGCATCGAGTTTTCCTTGGAGTTCCTTGATCTGATTGCTCAGTTCAAGGATCTGCGCCTTTTCCTGGCCTGTCAAGGGGCGCTTCAAGGCCACTTCACGTTGCATCATCATCGAGGCAAGCGTGAAGTCGCGCTTGGCCAACTGGCCGAACCATTGCAGGGTTTGCCCAGCGCCAGTGCCACCGAGCTTGATAACGTCCATGACCTCACGGTTCTGACGCAGAAGTTCGCTCTCAAGAGCCGTCAACTCGGCAACCACTTTCGGATCGGCCTTGCCACCTGGACGAATTTCTCCAATAAGCCGAAGCGCCGCCCGTTCATGTTGGTTGGCCAAGTCGATCTTGCGGTGGAGCAATAGGGCACCTTCATCAAGCGTAATCTGCCGCGGCTTGGCGAGAAGTTCTTGGACAAGACGAGCATCAACCCCAGGCTCGCGGGCGACGGCATCCAATGTCTTCGCCCATGTCTCGGCGTTTGGCCGGTGAATTGTGCCTGGCGCTTCTGGCAAATGCAGGAAGGCACGCTCAAGATCAGCCTTGGCTTTGGCCAGTGCCGTTTCGTCGGGACGGAACTCAACACGTGCCGTTTCGGCGCCTTGCGGCGCAGCATAGGCTGTTATCTCTCGTCCGGCTGGCCCTCCAAGGGCGGCTGCATGCTCGGCCTCGCTGACTGGTCGGCCGAATCCAGGCTCGTTGGCCCCGAACGGGAAATCTGCCTCTCCAGCAGTCTCGCCTTGACCTTCCTCAAGTTCGCCGCGTCCTTGGCGAGCTGCTGCAATGTCGGACTCTTGCTCACCTTCGGACCTTGCTCTTGCTTCGCCATCTCGCACCCTCGCTTCCAAAAGACGGGCTGATGCCTGGTTATAAGCGGTGTCGAGCGACATTCGCTCGGCGTGGCCGCTCGTGAGTAGGTCGAACAACTTCTGGGCGTTCTCGCTGCCGGCGTCCCTCGCGCCGCCTTCGACGTGTGTTCTCGGGAAGATGCCAGGGTGCTCAACTTCCATCCGGTCAACGAGTGTGTCGAAGCCTGGAATGGCTGCGTAATCTTCACCTGCATAACCCTCAATCCTGATGCCTTGCTTACGCAGCGATCGCCGGCCGCTGGTGATGATGCCAGCAATGTCGGGATCGACCGATTCGACACGAATCCTCTCAGCCTCGGCACGCAGGCCAGCAGTGTCCAAGTCCATGTCGCGGGCTTCAATGGCCCAGCTTTCGTGAACCTCGGCATCGCCGGATTCCCTTGCAGCACGGTTGGCGGCGTTTTCTGCCTGCTTAAGCGCCTTGCGGGCGCGCTTGACTTCCAGAGTTTCCTTGCCGCCGGCTTGGGCAACCGCAGCATCCAGTTTGGCCTTGGCCGCATCCCTAGCTCGGTCGGCACGCTCGTTCTGCTTGTAGAGTGGTGCCGAAGGCGGAACTGGCATTGAACCAAGCGGCTTGCCTGTCTGCTGGCTCTCGCGGTAGAGGCTGCCCTGTTCTTCGGGAGGAGTAAAGAAGTCGGTTACGGCTTGGGCTTCGCCGATTTTCTTTGGCGCAAAAGCCGACTCGCTTTGAACGCCGCGACGAACACTTGCCTCGACGTAGCTTCGAGCAATTTCTTCTGAGACTCCGGCATTGACGAGAGTTTTGACGGCATTTTCAATGTCTCCTTGTCTTGCGAGTTGTTGCGACACTTCGCCAGCATGGGCGACTTCTTCTGCCGACATTTCAGAACGTTGGCGAGCGCCGACACCAAGTTCGCCTGGCTCTACGTTGAAATCTTCTTGACGGGCTGCGGCTTCTGCTTGGGCTTGGGCAGCCGCTTCCCGTTGGCGGACAGCAATGGATTTGGCCTCGCCAACTTTGGCCATGGCCTTCTTTTCGATCTTCTGCACATTCGATCGGGCCGTGCGCTTGGGATAACCCAGCTTCATGCCAATGGCTTCCTGCGTCATTGACTCTCGATTGTCGATGATGAATTGCTCTATGCGACTCAACTTGACAGCAGCCAGTTCTTCGGCAGCCTTCAAGACCGCAGCAACTTCGGCGTTGTGCTGCTCGGCGGCCTTTCTCCTGCCAAGCGCTTCAACGGCCGCTTCGGTAGGTTTCAAGCCGACTTTGGGAGCAACCGTCTTGGCGATGCCTGCGATGCCTGTGCTGCGTGCGCGCATGCGTTCCACGGCATTGGCCAAACTGCCGACTTTGGGGGCTTGCCGCATGAATCCAGGCATTTGAGGCGCTTCGCCGACGCGGGGCAGTTGGGGCGTCGGCTTCAAGTATCCAGCAACTTCCGGCTTTTGGCCTGGCTTGGCGAAGGCGGCTCGAATCAATTCAATCTGGTCAGTGAAGACGCGATCGCCGGCATTGGCCAAAGCTCGCTCAATATGGCCAGCGGCGTACTTTTTGGTCAGTCCAGTCGCCACCAGCGACTCTACGGCTTGGTCAACGACTTCTCGATTGGTCCTGACAGGTTTAGCGGCTCTGCCACCAGATGGCGAAACTGGCCTCAAATTCGCATCCTGAGGCGCTTCAGTGGGTGCTTGAGCCTCTGCCGTAACGGACGAGGCAGGAGGCGTTCTAGGGGCTTCTGCGGTCTTTGGCTGGAAAGTGTATCTTTTAACCGTTGGCCGGCCCTCGACAGCGGCCGGCTCGCCGATTGCCTTGAAACCTCGCTTTTCAAGCCCGCGGACATAATGCGCCGCCCTTGCTGGATCGGTAATGAATGTGACACCAAGCCCTTCATTTCTGGCCCTACTTGCAACATCTATCAGCGAGCGGACCAACTCTCTTGTGCCAGGCTGCACTCCTTCTCGGCTGATTCCAGAAGCAGCCCCAGGCAGCTTGTCAAAGTCGATATTGACGGCATTTCGCTCTCTATCGAACCGCATTTCAATGGGCCGGCCACCTGCCTCGCCTTCGAGAACATCGACATTTCTGAACATTTCGCGAAGCGTCTGCTGGCCTGGACGTTGCTCACCTTGTACTTGTCGTTGTGGTTCAACGACTTGCGGAGATTCTTGGCCAGAAAGTCGCCGGTTGATATCCGCATCGGCTTCGGCCAGCGCACCTTCCGTCGCCGACATATCAGCGGCAGTCGGAGCCTGCCCGACTGCCTCAGCAGGCCGGCTCTCATAAATGGCCCTGGCATATTCCTGCAGAGGCCCAGCCGGTTGCCGTTCGATGGCTGCTTCTGCTTGGTCAGGCGTCATTGATTCGTCAGTCAGCAGCCGATTGAAGATCGGATCGGCCAATCTTTCGCCGGCCCCTGCCCTGGATAGCCCTTGCCTTCGCAGTGCACGCGAGGCATCAACGAATCGGTCCCTGATTCCGATTTCACGCCCGCCCTGGTGCATTGCAGAGAATGCGGCGAAGGTCATGGCTTGCGTCAGCGCATGTCCATAGGCATCGCGCATTGCCGGTGCTGGCCGTCCCTGAGCATCAGGAGTGCCGCGCATAGCGCTCAAGAATGTGCCGATTGTGCCATAGCCGGTATCAAGTCCTTCTATTCCCAGCCAACGAGCAATCGCGGTGCTGGCAGCATCGGCGATTTGTTGTTCGGCAAGACCGGCACCAGTGCCTATTGCCAACCTACCGGCAGTTCTTGCAGCACCGCTCCCTGCCAGAATCTCTGACACTGCGCCAAGCTGGCCAAGGATGGCCCCATTCAGAGCGGCGATGGTCAGGGGAGCGCCATAGTTCTCCAAGACGCCGCGATCAGGGTGAGCCATCTCGTTTTGAATGCCGCGGCCAACCCACTCAGGATTGAGCGCCATCGTCGCAGCGCCGCGCCCGGCTGCAACGCCTTGCCGTGTCAGGAAGCCTGTTGCGCCAGTAGCGCCAGCGCCGATCCCGGCCCCAGGAATGCGCGCCCCAATGGCCATGAACCCCAATGCCTGCCCCGGCAAGCCTTGTGCTGTGCGCCACAACTGCCCGCCAAGCGTCGAAGTGGCCTGCTGGTCCAGCTCGTGAAGGCGTTCGATTTGGGCGACCCGGTAAGGATCTTCTGGTTCTGGACGGCCCTCTTGCAATCTCTGCAGAGCATTGCGGTGTTGAACGGCTTGGGTTGTGGACATGACGCCGAATGTGTCGAGAACATGGCGACCCACCGCTGTCCAGGGCTGTTCCTGCGCGCCACGCAGCCGATCGCGCCAATCCAAAAGTTCGCGGTGGCCTTCGTACATCCGGCGCATGGCATCTATGTCGCCATCCGGGAATGCTTGCCGAATCACTGGCTCTGCTTCGGACCATGGACGAAGGAGCGACCGAGGCTGCTCTTGTGGCTGGGCCTCTGCAGGAGTTTCTTGTTCTTGTTCGAGTTGGTCAGGCATTATCGGCCCCCGATGTATCCTGGCGTGCCACTGCCAAATGGCCTCGTCGATCGCGTAGGTTCAGGAGGCGGAGTTGCGGCTGGTTGATTTTGCCGAGGCGAAGGAATAGTCAGTGATTGCAAGACAGCCGCGAAGTTCGGCGGGATGCCGGGAGCGAGATTGGCCGGCGGCTGACTTCCACCACCACCCTGACCACCTTGGTGGTGTGGATTGACGATGCGCTGGATGGCCGGCGGCGGTTCGACGCCGTTAAGTTGATACCGCTCGGCAACTCGGCGCGCAATTTCCAATGTCCGTGCATCGTAATTGACTCCTCCAGTGGAGAGGCCGGTTCGCATCCACTGCGGCCAATCCTGCTCCGGTACGGCTGGCGTTCCATCCGGCCGCACTCTCTCCGCTTGCGCCAATTCGCGATCGACGACATGGGTAACATCGGTCACGATCCTTTGGTGCGATTCATCCTGTTGCTGACTCCTGAGCGCCTGTGCGCGCTGATTGATGTCCGATATATGGTGCAGGTGCCCCGAGCGGTCTTCGATGAAGCTGGTCATACTGCCATCGGCCAAGCGAACGTTCGAGATTCGTTGCTGGGCCGTCTGCCCCCAAAGCTCGGCCGTGTGCTGGGCGATCGCTTCTTGCTGGGCAGTCTGCATTTGCAAGTGCTGATACCGCGCCCTGGCTTCGTACATGGGAATCTGATCGCGCCTAACCATCAGCGGCTGCAATTGCTGATTGATCTGCGCGGATAATTCTTGGCCGTGTTGCGGAGTGAGCTGGCCATTGGCCACCGCTTCCTGGACGCTGGATAACCCGTTTTGCAAGCGCTGCATCAAAAGATTCTCGGAGAACGATGGCGTCACTGCGGCAAGTTGGCGCTCCGTCTGCATCAACTGTTCTTCCGGGGACAACTGCCGCAGCGGCTGCTGCTGCTGCCTTTGCTGCTGGATGGCCCCGGCGTATTGGTCAGCGACCCAGCCTGCCGATTGTTCCGGAGATTCGTTGGGTGCCTGACGACGACGCTGAGAGAATGCCCTTTGCAAGAGTTCAGCGTTTGGCTGGCCCTTGACAACTCCAGAAGCGAGGCCGGGAGCATACGGAGTGAAGGTGTTGGCCGGACCGCGCGTGTCCTCGACCATCTCGCCGCCTTCGCCGGACGGACCATGACCGCCAATCATGTTGTAGATTTGCGGCAGCCGGCGCTCTTGAGCTTGTGGAGTGTAGGACATCTGCTCGTTGCCGTAATCAGTCGGCGGTGGTACTGGATCGGAACCGCGAAGGTCGGCAAATCCTCTCGGCAGCGGTGCCATGCTCGCTTGCCGAAACTCTTGCTCGGAAGTCGGCGAGTATTGTTGCGGCTGGTCCTCAGGCTCTGGGGTTGGCATTGATTCCCAATTGGCCAATCGAAGCGATCTTTGCTGACCGCCATCCGGCTCTTCTTCCCACTCGCCAGTTTCAGGGTTATAAGGCATTGTGATGCTCCTATGCTCGCATGACAATCATGGAGCGATTGCGCCAATGCGCTGTGCCGCCACCGACTGCCGCGTGCTGGATTTTAATTGTATGTGACCCAGCACTCAGGGAAGCGATCTTGTAAGTCAGAACCGCAGCCATCCCGCTGTTGACGGCTGCTGCGGTATGGTCAATCTGACTGGCTGCTTCATCGGAGCCATCCAAATCAACAATATCCCGGTTGTTTGCCCCGGCCGTACTCTGGTAAATGTTCGCCGTCCACAACACCAACACGTCCTGCTGAGATTCCAGGGTGATCGTCACGCTATCCGCCGTCGTCAAATCGGCCAACGACGAGCTGCTGGTGCTTTGATCGGTCGCTACATAGCTGAGGCCAAGAATTTCACCTTTGACAAAAGCCCAAGATGGGTTAGCCCCAGTCCCGCCAGTCATCAGTCGCTGACCAGCCGTACCTGCCCCCAATCTGGCCCACGTCGCAGCGCCACGATAGAGAATGTCGCCCTGGGCCGCCGAACCAATGAAATCCAAGATTGCGCTAAGACTGCTAAAGCTCAGTGCATCGGCAGTCCTACATAACACCAAGCTGTTTGCGGCAGCCGAAATGTCTGCTGGGTCGCCACTGCTGTTCGCAGATCGGCCAATCACCGAGCATGCGCCGCTGTCTCGCAAAGCGGCATTGCTGATGGAGTTAGTGTTCGGTTCTGCGGCCCCCAAAACCCGCCACCGTGCTGACGTGATGTCGTACTGCAGGAGAGCCATTTGGTCAGGACGAAGTTGGACGCCCGTCGCAAGTGGGCACGAAAACCGATTTCCGACCGAAGAACTAGCGTTCTCGTCGGCCAAAGTGATAACAGCCGTGGCGCTTATGTTCGTCAGGAGAACAATGTTCCCATCCTGACTGGCGGCTTGCAGGCCAGTGATCGTGACATTGGTGGTAGCGACCAATCGCAAATAAGACGTGCTGCTAAGATTGGCAGGATTATAGTCGTCCTGATCGACGGTTATGGCCGAGGGAGTGACCGGATTGGCAATCGTCAAGGCAGCGCTGATTCGCAATCTGTCAATGGCGTCAATGAGGCCACGAGTGCCATTCGATGTACTCTGCAAATTCAAGCTGTTGCTGGCGGCAGTGCCTCCAATCAGCGCTTGACCGCCGCTCCGACCAGCGAGCAGAGCATATTGCGTGTGATCGTCATCACTCAAGCCTGTGGTTGCGCCATGATCGACGCTGCTTTGCGTGGCAAGCGTTCCAAGGCCCAATGTCGCCCTGGCTGTTGCAGCGTCCGCATCATCGACGAGAGATAGCCCGAAATCGGTGATGCCTTTGGCTTCCAGATTCCCAGAGCTTGCCCGCGCCGGAAACGTGTTGGCGGCGAACGTCACTTGCGAGAAGGCATCAGCCCCACTGCCAATTGTGAGAGAGTTGGCGGCGATGGTCAGCGCGGCGAATGCCGTCAAGGTGGCATCGAGCGGCTGAGAAGCGCCGCCGGCAGGAAGATCGTCAGCGACCAAGTAATCAAAGTTGACGCTCTGAATCAGCCCAGATTCAACAGTGATGCCGGCTAGGAATTTCCTCGCGCTCATGGCAAAGTCCCCGTAAGTCCGCCGCCAATCAGCACCCAGATTGCGGCACTGTCCGTAACGTCCACTGCAACATATACGCGATTGAATCCAGTATCCACCCAAACCTGTCCGATGGAATAGCCCTCAGTCTCATCGTCCATCACTACTGGCGCGCGTGTAGATGAGATGCCGCCGGTCTTGGCGATGGTCCAGTCTGATTGGCCGATCTTTACCAGGATACCCCTGCGCTGCAGATCGTTGACGATGCCGGCGACGATATCGACGAACTTCCGCAGCGGCATTTCCAGTTTCGGGTCGCGCGGCACAAACTGAAACTGCGACGGTGGACCGAGTGGCGTGGTCGTGGGCACTGGCCACAAGCGCCGTGGATTCCACCAGATGAAGTGCTCCATCAGCACCTCGGTCGGGTCGCGGCGCTCAAGCAATTGCTGGGATAGTGCGCGCGTCGGAGGCTTGTCCGAGGAACTGATGATAGGCGGCAGAAACCGCCTTTGCTGCTCAAACCAAATCGCCTCCCAATCGGGCAGTGCATCCCAGCGCTGCGATGCCTGTCTTGGCAACGGGGAATCGATGATAGCGACCGCTCCAATTGGAATCGGTTGCCGGCGCATTTGTTGCCAAGCTGCCGAGAAATCTTCAATCGGCGGATCATAGCGCTGTTTGGTTCGCCATGGCAATGGGAATGGGCTGACCGATGGCGTGAAGTCAACCATCGCCGCCGTGAGAGTCATCCGCGAGAGATTTGTGGCGTCTTTATTGACGCTGCCCGTCTCGATGCTGTCGAGTGCCCCAAGAACCCAAGCCGATGAGGTTGCCGGATCGGTGTCAAAGATCTTGGAAATGAGAACGTAGGCTGATGTCGTCGTGTAATTGCTGGCGGCATCCGAATCGGTTGATCCACTGCGCAGCCGCAAGGCCACAGACCCGTTGCTGGCGCCATTGCGCTTCAAGGTGGCGACGGCTTTGACGCAATTAACCGTTCCGGTGATGCTTGCCGATGCGCCGCTTTGCAGCGCTTCCGTCTCGGCGGTAGTGGCGGCCGGCGCGAGCAAGTAGGTTGTATCGCCATCGTGAGGGACTTCATCAACATTCTGGAAATTCGAGCCGCCGCCGGCGCCGATAGTCCAATTCTGATAATTTCCATTGGCGTTGGGCAGCAGAATGGCGCACTGACTGATCCCAGGGTAGCCTGAGTCAGACCACATGATGTCGTCAAAGAAGAAGTCAACGGTCTGGTCGGACCTGTTCACCTTTTTGCCGAATACGACCTGATCTGTGTCGAAGGTGCCGATGTCGCCGGTTGTCGAAATGTCAACAATTCCGTCAATCTTGACTTCAAACGCCGCAGTCGTCCCCTGGCCATTCATCTGTTCGATGCGGTACCAGGTGTTCGCCGCCAGAACGATAGTGCCGGTGGCCAATAGAGTGTTACTGGAGCTGTTATAGACAGCAAGAACGCCATCGCTCTTGAGGCGGATGCTGAATCGGCAGGCTGCGGTCCCGAATATCTCCTCGGCCCCGGATGCCGGCTTGGTGGCATAGCGGAAATAGAAACGTGTCCAAGAGTTGGCGAGATTGGCGTTGCCATCGCCGGTTCCGGCAGTGCCGGGCTTGGCGAGCTGCACGCTACCGACTGCGGTTGTGGTTGGATTGACGCGAAGGGCATAACCGCCGGAACGAACAACCGAAGATTGCACTGAGCGAGTGCCGGCCGGACTAAAGCATTCGGTTTCGTCGCCAGTTTCAAAGCCGCAGAAGTTGACAGTGGCCACTTGTCACCGTCCCGGAATGATTTGCTCGTAGTCCAACTTGCGGTTCACCAATCGCTTGAGGAATCCCTTGAGCGGCCCCTTCTTGACGTATTCATGGAACACGCCCTTCTCGGTGAACATCGCGTCCTGGGCAACTTTGCGGATTGCGCGGCCTACCAGCTTGGCGGCTTCCGGCGAGAAGCGAAGTCTGTCGGCATGCTCGAAGAACATCGCCACGAAGCCGATCTTGTAGGTAGTCAACTTGACCTGGGCCTGCTCGATGTTCCAGGCAATCGGATCAATCACGGCTGACTGAATCGGAACATCATCGGCGGCAAGTTCAAGAATCTCGCCAATGTCCATAGCCTGTTGCCATGGCACAATGCAATCGTCGAGTTTGCGCGGAAAGACCAGGAGAACTGCGTCATCCTCGACTTCGATTCTGATGTCGAACTTCTCGGTCGTCATGCCAGCTCTTCATAATGAGTGTCTGCGGTGAGCGTGATCGTCGGCGTCGTCGGGAATAAAAGGGCCACGATTGTCGCGGCATTGACGAATGGATACTCTTTGGGCGTCGGCAGATAAAGCCAACCGTTCAAAAAGTTGAAAACACCTTGTTTCAGAATGTCGCCATCGGTGCCTTCCGCAGTGCCCGTGATACCCGTGGCCGCAGTGCCACCGACCGACGATGCCGCTGGATCAGTCGAAGGCCCGCATAGTTTTGGCGTGAACGATGTCACAGTTGCCGCCGCCGATTTCCGATTGAGCTGAATTGCTTGCTGGGTGCTGGTCGTCGATGCAGTCTGACCCAACTCGCAACGAATAATTTGCAACGGGACTGTTGCCCCGGCCTTGATCTGCATGATCGTAATGGCCGTGGTGAACGCAACGCGAGTGATGGACACGACATAGACGCGGCTGGCTGGTGCTGCCATTGGTGGCTCCTTTATGGTTCGACGCCAAGCGACTTGGCGATGGCCGCTCGCTTTTCTTCAAGAATCTGCATCACCACGGAATCCGGCGTGCTTTTCTTGACCCGCACACTGTCCTTGATGACCGAACGCACGCCAGATGGAGTGACTTCAAACCCGCGCACAGGCAAAAGATCAATCTGCTCGTCCCCATTCTCATCCTTCCACTTCTTTTCAGTGTGCCGCAATGTCGGCAGCAGGACCGTATCCTGGATCGGGCCATCCGAATGACGCCATTCGACTTCAACGATGTCGATTTCCACGTCGGGGACAGCCATAGCCATGCTGTCGAGTGGTTGCCCCGACACGACTTCGGTTCGCCGGCCCAGGATGGTGTAGCTGAGTTTGTATCCCATGGTCCCTATCCTACTCACGAAGACCAGTTCTCGCCAAGCGTGGCATCCAGGCCAGGCCACTCTCCATATGAAGGGTAACCTTCGTAGGGATCAGCCTGGCGCTGTCGCTGAACGGGCCTGCGATACATTCCAGCATTCAAATCAATCGTTTGAGCATCCTGATAACGCTTGTAGGCATCGTTGAAGTCGAGCCGTTCATCATGGCGGTTGACGTTCTCCTGCTGTTGGGCCAACTGTTCTTTTTCATCCCAACTCAGGTTGCGGCCACCGCTGTTGCTCCGCCCCCATCCTTGTTGGTGCTGGTTTCCGTATTGCTGACCGGCGCCTTGAAGGCCAGCCCCCAAAAGCCGCCCCTGCCAATCGCCCTGATAGCCGAGGTTTTGGCCCAGCAGCGCCGTGTTTTGCTGGTTCGCCTGACCTCGGTAACCAAGACCGGCCAACCCTAATTGAGTCTGATATTGCGCTTGCTGCCCGGCAACGCTCTCGCGCAGAGCATTCTGTGCTTTCGTTTGGTCATAGGCCAAGCCGCGCCCAACCGAGTTGGCGATGGTTGTATTGCCGAGCCCGCGATTCGTGAGTCCCTGCATCGCTGCGCCGCTTTGGGCAGTGTAATAATCGGCGATCTCTTGACTTCTGGCTTGGCCCTGACCGGCCAGCCCGCCAAGGACATTGGCCTGCAAGCGGTTGTAGCCCTGATTGATCCCCTGCTGCGCGCGCTGTTGTCCGGAGAGAGCGTTTCGGTATCCGGCCATGATGCCCTTGTACGAATCTTGTGCTTGCCGGATCATTCCCTGGTAATCGATTGGCCCAGGCATTTTCATCTCCTTAGGAGTGACTGCGAGCGGCAACCTTGCCAGTGCCGCGTATCTTGGCCCTGATTGACTCCATTGCCCATGGCGAGCTTGCGGTCAGTTTAACATAAATCGCGTGCGCGGACTGTCGAATGGCGGCTGCCGAGTTCCGGCCGGCTTCCCAAGTTCCTGTTTCGACTGCATCGGAGGCAAGGGCTTCCTCTGCCGTATTACCAACAAGAATAGCGTATTCGACTTCGCCGCTGCCTTCTGCGAGCACACCGATCAATTCCATGAGGCGAATCTGATCCATGTCAGCCGTCAGCAATGGGCCGATGACGACCGAACTTTCGATGGCGGTGAAATCGTCTTTTGTTGCCGCCGGGTCGAGAAATCTCACGTACCCATCCCAAGAGCCGAACAACGTCACCCTATCTTCAAGCTGATTGCCGTCAAAGACCACCGCGCAGAGCGGATTGTGGTTATTGTTGGCGAAACTGTCGGTCCACCATGCGCCGGTTCGGATTTCAAAGAAGAAGTGAGTTGACGCACTTGGTCCGGCAGTCTCGGTCACAAAGATGTGCAATCCCTGGAAGCGGTCATCCCAAGCCAGGCTGATCGTATTGTCCCCCGTGTTGACCGTGGCAGCGAGTTGCTCGATGGTCTGGCTTACCCTTTGCGGGAATGAATTGCGCTCCAGCTTATAGATGCCCATGCGGTTGCTGACGAAGTAAATGCTGCCCTCAGGGTCTTTGCACCACGGGCGCCCCCAGGCCATGCCAATCGAATCGGAAACACGATCAAGTTGGCCTCCTGCCAATGGATCGCCGCGCATGACCCAAAGAGTATGGTCACCGCCGAAAAACAAGACATCATCAGAAAACGGGACCAATGAAGTGATGACATCTCCGACCCTGCCAAGGTCGCTGTTGTTACCGGCGACGGCATCGATGGCGCTAGGCGAGGGCGGCGCATAGTCAAAGTTTGAAGGATCACCAACTTTCGGCATGAACCAGTTATGGGGATCTCCGAATATCCCTGCCTGAACAGTCCGTCCCCGCCAAGTTTCGATGAGGCGCGGAGTATTACCAGCAGAATCAACAGGTAACGCTCCGGCAGTAGCCACCCAAGCCTCAACGGAATTCGTGGCAGGATTGTAAAGCTTGTAATTGGTGCCGTCCGCGAAATAGAGCTTCTGCTGGTTGCTGGCGGAGAAGATCGTTCCGCTTGCGTTGAGCGCTCCGTTGCCGTTTGTCGGCGTAGTCCAAGAGGTTGCCCCGGCATCGGCAACCCGAATATTTCCCTGGCTGACGGCCACCAGAGTCACCACACGGCCTGATTGTGAGCTTTGCACGCCGCCTCCAGGTGCCGTATACCCGACCACGGTCAGGGAGTCGAGCAGTTGAATCAAGTGCGCGCCAGACACTCGCTCGTTGATGTACCTAGCCAGGGCAGCCCGTTGCCCACCGCGCGCACGCCCTGTCGATGGATCAAAGGCCCGGACGTTGACGCCCATCGGCGTCGTCCGGGCGTACTTGCCGTTCTGCATCGGCCGATTGGGTTGCCTGTCGAACCCTCGTGACAGGTCAATGCCGCACGCCGGAAAGTGCAGATCAACAAAAAAATCACTGGCTTTCAACTGCATCTCATCACGACTTTTTGAAGCCTGCCATTACACCAAGAACTCTGCCAGCAATCACTGCCAGAGATGCCGGAATTATTAAGGCTGGGTCTTGGTCGACCCCGATTTTGTCCTGAACGTATAGAGCGCGCACATTGATGCCGTCCGTCAGATTGCAGCGAGATGTCCAGCTGGCGCCAGCCGTAAAGGGGATGTTGAAATCGAATTGTTCAAGCGCCGCTATCACCAACTCTCCGGATTCGGAGATTGCGATTGGCCCCATGAGTAGATTGGGCGTGCCGGAACTGTCAATCAACGTTGCCGTGCCATCGGTCGGAGTTGCCGCGCTGACGCCGCTGTACTCCAGAATGCAAACCGGGCTTTCATGGGCCGCGATATCGACATTGAAACCTACAGTGAGTGGCCCGCTTGAATTGGCGATCACGTACCAAAGCGAAATGCCATTGGCGACCTTTTTGACCCAGATATTTGGGATGACACTTCCGTCGCCGACGCCGCTAATTTCGCTGTTGTAATTGTTGCAAGCGACCAACACCAACAAGTTTCCAGCCGTCACATCGGAAAGATAATCTATCTGCCGGAAAAACGCCCCTGTTGGCGGAACGTCTGAATTGCCTTGGACGAATTCGATGGTCGTATCGGTCCATTCGATCTTGACCGTATTCCGGCTGCGCGTCACTGGCCGCCCAAGAATGTCCTCAATCGTGGCGATGTAGGTCACCGTTTCCTCGCGGTCATCGGTAACGACGAATTCCGCAGTGCCGTCAACGACGCTGCTGCTGGCCATGATCCCATCGCCAACACGCCCGCCACGGCTGGTGTGCAGAAAGACCCTTTCCAGGCCGACTGTGTCGCCATTGGGGCGCGTAACTGTGGCAGTTATGGTCACGTTTTCATTTATGGGTGAAGCTGTAGCCGATGTCGCCAGCCGCAGTCGCAATCGGTTGTCCTTGAACGATTGCGATAGCTGGTAGCCGTCGCCGCCGCCGAGAGGTTCATCGTCACCCCGTCCAGGGCTTGGCGTTAGATCGAGACCTCCGTAGAGGCCAGTCGCTTCAAAATCTTCGCCCTGGAATGACCAGCCCAAGGCCGAGCCATCTGTGCGAACAATGCTGTCGAGCATCTGAATTCTGTTGGTCCCGCTGACCTGAGCGTTGATGTACCTGGAGATGCCGGCTCTTGATCCGCCTCGACCGCGCTGCGTAAGCGACTCGTAAAAGCGGACGTTCTCGCCGATCGGCGTCGTGCCTGACCTTTGATCGCCAACCGGCATCGATAAGTCGATGCCGTGGAGCGGGAACGGAAGCTCAATCAGTTTGTCTTTTGATTCTTGCATGACACAACTCAGAACGACCTGAAAAGAGCGTTGGCATTCGTCGCCGTGCCGATCTTGAACAAGAACTCAAGGAGATGCCCACCTTCAAAGTCAACTCGGAAATAGGCAGGCGTGTCATCTGCAGGACTCGTGATCGAAATGGTCACATCGTCGTTGCCGCTGACCAACGTGATCGTGTCGGCGAATAAATCAGTCGTTGTTACCGTGCCGCCGCTTGGCCCCGTGATCGATGACGATAAAGTAGCCAGCACTTCGCAAAGCGTGATGTAGTCCCATACTGCTGATGCCGCCGCGCCGTCTTCGATCAGGTAACTCCAGGCAATCACCTTCATGCTGATGGTCGCGTTGTTGGCCCCAGCTCCATACGGTTTCACAAGTACGCTGTTTTGAGTCAAAATTGAATCGTTGCACATGTTGAAAACGGCCGATGTTGTCTGGGCCACCGCATTGCCAGCGCCGGAAGGCTTCGTAAGCGTGGCAACTCGCGCGGGGTAAGCGGCATCAGTTGTGTTTGTGCGTCTGGCTCGCCGCCAGCGTGATACCAGTGTTTCAAACAGCATATTTACCTCGCTCGACGGCCAACCCGCCGGTCTTGTCGATTGCGAACAACAGAACGTGCACTGTGTATTTTGGCGGCTGAGCCGATGGTCACTCCGGCCGCAGCCAAATCCATGCCCAGCGTGATGACGTATTTCACCGTGGCGCCAGGGCCAGTCAACAGCATGTTGAGATTCGTGATCGCCATTACGTCACCCTTGTAATGCCGGTTGGAGTGGTGGCGTCATTAAGAGTAAAGGTCATGGCCGTGGTGCTGCCATTGCGTTTCTTGCAAGTCAGGGTGGTGCCAGAGATTGATCGCTCCTCGAGATAGGCCATGATTTCGTAAATCGCTTGCGCCAAATTCACTCCGGCGCCATCCGCTGCATAATCCTCGGTGAGCGCCGTGGTCCCGTTGAGTGGCGTTATCTCGGAAAGAACCTGATCAACATCACCATCATTGGGCGCAATCACGCCAAGAACCGTGTCGGAGAACTTGTAAGCCAAGTCGCCAAGCGTGTTGGTATCGGTGGCGTCAAGAGTCACCTTGTAAAAGTTGCCCGTGATGTTCGCCAAGCCTGCGCCGCTGAGAGCGCCAAAGGCCGCGCCGTTCTTGGAAATGGTGACTGACAACGACGTGATATTCACTCCGAGGAATGAGAACACGCGGACGCGAGCCGTGCTTTGCTTGAGATCCATCGCCAACTCCATAAGTCAAAAGCTGCCCCGCCTCGACCCGGAATGGGATTCGGGCTCTGGCGGGGCAGGCATTTCAGCCCAACTTGAGCTGATTTCGGATGGCCTTGTCCTGCACCATTTGCATCAACTGCTGCTGCCGCGCCTGGGCCACTGCCAGGCTAATCTGGCCATCGGCTATCTGCATGGCCTCGGTCAAGACCATGCGCACCATCGACCAGTGCTTGAGCTGCTTGTTGTCGAACTCGATCCCGACACTCTGCGTGTCCGGTTCGTAGCTGAGCTGCAATGACGGGTTGTCCATGTCCCCATCTCCGATGAAAAAGGTTAGTAGCCGTAAAGTTCGATCAGAAACTTGCCTGCGGTGTAGGTTGCGGCCGTGCCCGCGGCTCCGCCGGTCAAGTAGAGGTAACCATTGGCGATGCCTACCGGGTCCGCAATGGCCTTCACGAGCGCGAGCGTCCAGTTGCCGCCCGCCGTGATGAGGGCCGTCTCGGTGAGCGTTGATACAATCGCGTCGTCGAACTTGCCCGTGGCTTCCGTGGCCCAATAGAGGTCGATATCGGCAATGCCGCCGGTCGGGACTTCGAGGCAGGTCATCCGGCCTCCGAGCAGCGTCCCGTTTTGCGCTGCGGTGATCTGGCCAAGATGCGCTGGCGTGATGCTGACCCCGATGATGTCCAAATCTGTTGTCGAGGATGCCAGCCCTGTCAGGTCGAGTAGGATTTGTGTGGTATAGATGCCGCCAGACAATTGTACGCTGTTCTTGTAGATCGTGCCCGTACCGCCGGTGATGCCGGCCCCCGCGCCCGTGGTCAAGGTCTGATTGTGCATCGTGTTCAATTCGGCAGCCGTGGCCGTAAGCGTCGAGAGATTCAAGCCGCCGTTGAGCAAGTCGAAGTTGGCACTGGCCTTCGTGCCGATGTTGATGAAGACCCCGCCGCCGCCCGTGGCGTCAAGATCGAGAAAAATCGCGTTCGGCGCATAACCTTTCGCGCCATCGGCAGGGACTGTAACCCCGGCATCGAAGTTGATGCCGAGATTCGGGTCGATCAAATACCCTTGGTTCCCTGTCCACTGCTTGACAGTTTTTCGGCTCATCACTCTCTCCTTGGTTGGAGCGCCGCAATCTTCAACGCTTTAGCATTAAGCCCACCGGCCGCAACAAGCGGCCGGCGTCGGCGCTACTCTGGACAAACTCCGTCGAACGTAACAAGGTGCTGCTGGTTGATGATCGGGAGGAAAGGCTGATCCGAGTTGTCGCTGTTATAGGCGAAGACCTGCGCTTTGTTCCGCCGGTCAATGGCAATCGAAGCTGTCAGCCGTTCCATGAAGTATTCCCAACGCGGACCGCGCTGATCGTCCTGGTACAATTCCGCCGCAGCGATGCAGGATGCCATGATCGTTTCGGAGTGCTGGCCGCCGCCGTAAGGGAACGGCCGATTCACGTCCGGGCCATTGGGCAACAGATAGTACCGAAGCCGAACCGTGTATTCCTGATCGGCAATCGGGAAGAACTTGAGTTGCCAGCGCTGGCCATGATATTGCGAGGAGCCCTTGATTGGTTCCTGGCAAACCGCAGTTGGCCGTCCTGTCAATTCGGTATTGCCGGCGTACTGAGCGTAGACGAACGGCACCCCATACACCGGCACAGGCATGAATGACGTGCTGCCGTCTGTGGTGAGCGTGATTGTGCCATCCAGCCCGCCGAAGTCGTCCGGCAGGACCAGCACCGAATCGGCATCGGCCAGCGTCAGCGAGGCCACGGGACGAAGGAATGACCATTCGTGCGTGACTCCTCCAAGGACAGGCGGAGTGTAGAACTGGCGAAGCCCTGACTCACGGCAGAAGTCGATCGCGGCAGTTTGCTTGGCTGTCCAAGCCTTCTCGTCGAAGTCCGCACCGCGGCCGAAACCAAGGAAGAAGCCAATCCCTGAGTCGAGCTTTGATCGCGATAAAGATAGGTCTGATTCCACGGTTCAACGCTTCCGCCGCTTCTTTGCAGTCTTCTTGGCCCTGGCTGGAAGCGGACCTTTGGTGTTGAAATGATGGCGTTTGGCGAACTCCGCACCGAAGTTCGCGTAAATGTATTTTTGTTGCGCGCGACTTTTCGCAGGCATTGGGCACCTCAGCGAATGGCCTCGATCTTCGATACTGGCTCGCCTTCCAGAGTCAGCTTGTCGTTTCGCTTCAAGTCGTCCAGAACCGTTTCGACGCCGTTGACTGTGACCGTTACCGTCTTGGCCAGCTCGTAGGACGTGCCGGGCTTGCCATCAGTTGCATTGTCCTTGGACAGCACCACGTTGGGTGGCTCGGCGGAGTAGAGAACGCCGCTGATGCTGCGGGGCGGAGCGGCTTTTACCGTCTCGGCTTTGACTTCAGCCTTTGGCTCGGTCTTGTGATGGGTCGCGTGCGTTTCATGAGCCATGGCTTTTCTCCTTGCTGGCTTTCGTTTCTTGGCCGGCATTGTATTCTCCCGGCTTACGTTTTTGGCTATCAGGGAACACCCCTGGAAGCCAAAAGACCAGATTGGCTCTCCGCCCGCTCCGGGCCGGGAGTTTACGCGCCTACATGGTAAAGCTGGCCTACTGCCCACCATTTCATGAAGCCTTTGAACGCCGTGCCGGCCGAGTCGGCCGCCACGGACCACAGCAGGCCAAGTGCATTGGCGTCGAGATTGGTCAAGGCAATGAGCGCTGCCCTGGTCAGGGCCGTGGTGCATTCGACGTTGTTCACGAAGAACCGAACGCAACGGCTGGCGTTGTTGGGATCGTAGACCATGCCGTACTTGGCGAAGGTGTACGCGGCCATCGTCCCACCTTCGGTATCGCCGATATTCGTGAACGAGGTCGCCCGGTCGGAGCGAACGGTGTCCACCACGCCCAGGCCATCTTCTTCGATCCGGAAGCCGATCATGGCGCCGCTGTTGTCGATGGCGTCGCCGCTGTTGTTGGGCGCATTGGCTGCAAGTGTGAACAAGTCCGTTTCGGCCAGGCCGATGAACGTTGAGGCCAGATTGGTGACGATGCTGTTCTGAGCGTAGCAGCACTCGAACACCAGCGGCCCGGAGTTCGTCGTGAGGCCGCTCAGAAGGAACGATTCAGGACCGGCAATCGAGGCTTCGTCGTCGTCCGTGTCCATAGCGATTTGAAGCGCTCCACCAATCAACTCCACAGAGTTGACGGCGCTAACGCGCGAAATCGTGCAGCCCGAGGCGGCATATGCCTTGTACGGGCCGTAGGCGATTTGAGTGGTAAGCGTCGGCGCGAGCGGCGGCATCGACTGCGTGAAGTCGTCGAAAATGAAGAGGCCCAGGCCGGGCGTGTCTTGAATCTCCGCGATGGGAAACCGCAAGCTCTGCCAAAGGTCCGGGGAAAGACTGCGGTAGGCATCGATCTGCCCTGTCCGATTGAAACCGACCGTGTTCTTCATCGCTCATCTCCGAAAAAGGAGCTTGGTGATTCGAGAAGGATTACAATTCGCCTGCGGCTGAACCAGACGTGCCCAGGCTCAAGACAGCCTGCCGGCGACGGTCGTTGCAGTACATATTCCACGTGCAATCAGTGTTGTTGGTCATCATCGTGGGCTGGCTCGGATTGCTGGTGAAGTTGGTTTCGTGCATCCACTCGCTGGAGAGGTATTTGCAGCCCATCGACGACCAGTTAATCATGTAGACCGGATCATCCACGTCGAGATCGAGCTGGAACACCGGCGTCAACTTGGTGCGCATGAACACGGCTTGATTCCGCATCGGGGCGGCGTCTTTGCCGAGGTTTTCATTCTGGCCTTCCAAGACCGCTTCGATGGCCTTGACGACGCTGTAACGGGCGTAGATGCCGTAGTCATTGCCAACTTCGTAGGTCGGAATGCCGGCCACCAGCGGCATGAAATCGGTGTAGTTCTGCGCATCCTGCATCGAATAAATCAGATCCTCCTTGGTGACGTTGACGTACGGAGCCGCCCAATTCTTCCAGCGGCCATTGACGCCGGCAGTCCCGGCGGCAGACGGATTGATGTTGGCGACCAGGGTGTAGCCCGATGGGACAGTGCCAGTGAATCCGCGGTTGCCACCGGCGCCATAGGTCGGCACCGTCGAACTCTTGACCACGAAGTATGGAATGCCAACCGGGTTCAAGTCGAAGTCGGCAAGGCTTGGGCAGGTCCACAGTGTTTGCTCAAACAGCAGAATCGCCGAGCCAAGCGCCGCGTCGCGCTGCGTCTTCATCTCATCCACAATCCTGGCTTGGCCTTGATTCATGGCCGTCAAGCGCCGCTCCATTGCCCATTCCCAATGCGTATGGCGGAAGGGCATCTTGCCAGTCGCCAAGAGATTCGGGATGTCAGGCCGACTGACATATCCCAGGCCGACGTGCCGCGCCGAGTGGTTGTGGTCGGTAATGATGTTGAATTGGAATTCCGGCCCAATGCCGGATACGCCTTCTGCCTTGCCGGTTTTGTAGATGCGTTTGAGCGCTACCGTGTTGGGGTAGTTCGACATGTTCTCGGTCATCTTCAACCGGCCGAGATCATTCAATGAGGCGATAAGAGCGTCGGCGATCGACGGCGCTTGCATCGGTACAGGCATCGAAAACTCCCTTGAGTAAGGCTCTCGTTAGCACTTGCCCGCAGCCTTTAGTAAGACCGTTGCCGGGCAGGCTCCATGGATCATCCTGGAAATTCGTCGTTCGCGCTTTCGCTGACATCCTGCATCTCACGGACCTTGGACAAGAAGGTTTTCTTGGCCTTGCGGATGCCAGGAGGTTCCGGAGTTGCCTCCCGACTGGTCGGTCGCGCGGTTGGCGCTCGCTCCCATTGATCGCGGCGCTTCGCCAGTTCTTCCTCAGCGTAGGCTTCACCATTGGCTGGCTTCGCAGCCGGCGCGGCCGCCTTGGAGCTCGGGTAAAGGATGCTGACGGCCCGCTGAATCCGCTGCTTGATCGAGCCGCGCGTATCAGCCTGGGCGACGGCGAGAACTGCATTGCGACGCGCCAATTCTTCGGGCGATAGAGCGCCCAGAGCGCCTGCGCCAAGCATAGCATGATGGTCGGTAAGGCCGGAGAAGGCTTCGTCAATCTGCTCGTCGATATGCTGTTGCTCGCGCTGCTTGGCACTCTCGCGGATCTGTACGAACTCTTTCTTGAGCGATCGGTTTTCTTCGGCCAGCTTCTTCATGGCCTTCAAGATGGTCGGGTCGTAGCGGTCTTCTTCTTCGGCCGGGATGCCGAGATCGATGGGAACTTCTTCCGGTTCGCGCTGTTCACGGAACCCGGACTGGGCAGGACGATCTTGCAGAAGTTGGAATCGCTGCTTGTTGAGGTAGCGGATTAGGTCTTCGAGCTGATCGGATGGGAGCCTGTCGATCTCGTCCTGAGGAATGTCCAGGTCAACCGCCATCGCAGCCAAGCCGAGAGAATGCGTTTGCTTGGCGGCCACGAAACGGCCAGCTTCATCGCGCTCTTGGGCAACTTCGGCCGGTTGCTCGACGGGAAGATCGTGTTCGTCTTGCGGATCGCTGGCCGCGACGACTGAAGATTCTTGTTCGGTTTCTGTCAGTGGCACGACATGGTTTCGTTTCTCCCATCCAAGAAGCTTTATGCGAGTGAGACTACGCGAAAAACCGGAAGCCGTCAATGGCCGACTGCCAAATTAGTCCACCAGAATCAATTGGCCGTTCAGCGTCGTACCTGAGCGATTAAGACACAAAATGCTGTCCAAGGCCGTCACCACGGGATCGGCACCGGTCACCATGGGCGTTGTATTTGCCGCGGCCAAGAGTGATCCGAACCCTGGAATCCAGAAGGGAACCGTAGCCAAAATCTTGAAAATGACGTGCGTTGCCGTCGCAACCAATTGCAAAAAACAGTCCTGATCGGCCCAGAAATAGCCATAGTCGAACGTCGCAGGTAGATCGTCATCGTCATCCCATAGCGTCTTCACGGTGTTGTCAGCGGCGCTGAAGATGATGTTGTGGACCGTGCCCGCCACCGAGACGGTGAAGGCTTCGTCGAAGTCATTGGCCGCAGCGCCTTGCTTGCCAGTGAGTGTTCGTCCTTGAGTTGGCAAACTGAAATTACTCACAATGCTCAAGGTAGCTGACATGGCTGTTCTCCTTTGGGCATCAGTATACACGACGCGCACGAAAAAACCCGGATGGCCTCGCCCACGAAGTCATCCGGGTCAGCAATCGCACATCAACGAGACGTGCATCAAATTCTGATTCAAGCCGCAACCGCCGGCGCCTTCGGCAGACGGCTGCGACGTCTCACCACTGCACGTCCTCCCGCCAAGGAGACGTGCTTCCTCTTGGTTCATGCACACCCGCCAGCGCTGCGCCTTTCTTGGCGCCGCTCGCGGAATCGCTGGAACACGCCGCGACCGCCGCCACGACCGCAGCGGGCCTCGATGGTCGGCTCGCCGGACGGCACGAACTGCGGCGGCGACAAGTCGGCCAACAGCGCGAAGGCGCTGAGGCTGAACGCGGCGAAGATCGACAACGCAAGACTTTTCATGACAGACTCCTTTGATGGGCGAAACGGTTGAATTACGCGCCCAGAGATTCATCGCTCGTGAATGCGCCTTCGCCCTTGGCGATTGCGGCTTCGATCGCCTTGGCAATCTCGTCATTCGTAGCAATGACGCGAAGCGTGACGACCAGGGCGTCGTCAACCTTGTTCGCGGTTCGACTGGCGATCATCTCCATAAGCGGCAGGGCCAGCACGATGCCGCCCCGGATGTCTTGGACGCTGACTTTCAATTTTCGTGGCACTTCAATTCTCCTTAAGTTGATTGGCTAACGGTTCAGATCACGCGAAACAACCGATGATGAGCGGCAGCAGTATCGGGAGCAGCTGAGTGATGATGTCCAGGATGCCCGCGTTGCCCTCGAACTGGTCCGCCGCCTTCCGCTCGAACAGCTCGAACCCGGCCCCGTTGCCGTTGCCCACGGCGTCCTCAAGGAAGGCATCGAGTTCCTTGTCGGTCGCGTCGGCGGCGATGTCGCAAAGCGAGTCGGCTGCCTTGAAGTATCCGCCGAATCCCAGGTCAGGGATCATCCCCTTGCCCGCCGCCTGGCGGAGCGCCGCCGCTATCCGGCTGCGGTTTCTGCGGCGATCCCTCAAGAGGCTCCTGCGTGCGGTTGCTGTCGCTGCTTGTGCCATGGTCATTGCTCCTTTGTGATTCGTGGTAAATGATCCGCCGCCTCGAAGCGAGAGCGGCGTGGTTTCTGGTCACTTCCCCAATCTCAGCCGCACGCTCGCCGCCGTCGTTCCTGGCGGCAGCGTTGCGCGGACGATCAAGTCGCCGCCGCTCGGAACCGAGATGATGACGCACTCACGCTGCCACTGCTTGAACGGCGCCTCGACGCGGGCTGTCAGCCACTCCCCCTTGGGAGGGTCGCAAGAGACGCCTACGATAAAGGGTGAACCAACGCGAACGGCACGCTCGCGCTGCTCTTCGTAGGACGGTGCAGGCGGTGCTGGCGGTTCAGGTTCGACCGGCTCGGCTGGTTCTTCCTCTTTCTTCTCAGGTTCCTTCTTTTCGACTTTCGGCTTTTCGATCAAGGGTGGTTCAGTTTCCTTGACTTCGATCTTCGTCGGTGGCTCACTGTTCGGCAGCAACTTGTTCAGCGCACCCTTGATCCGCTCCAGTTCCGCGACGGTCCCGGCCGGGGCCAACTCCATCCCAGGCTTGAGGTAGACATAGACTCCAGGCCGCACGTCTGGCCCGATGATGATCGTCGGCCCCGTGGGCGCCGGCGGCGTCGTCGATACCGTCACCGTGGCCTGGGCCGCGGCGAATGGGCTGACCGACAGCGCAACCACAGTAGCCGTGCCCGGAGCTTCAGGAGCGGTGTACGCCCCGGTCTGCGTGATCGTGCCGGAGTCGGTGAACCAAATCACCTTGGGCAGTGAGGCCGTGAACTGCTGGACTCCCTTGGGCAGCAGCGTCATTGCGGCCGGCGTGATTGTCAGCGTGCCCACCGGATCGGGCGGTGGTGGATCAGGAGGCCCAGGCGGTTGCAGGCCAAGCACTGTTGGCGTGCGAAGCCATGCCTCTTCGGTGGTCCCCATGATCCACTTGTGATCGACGACGCCGATCGTGTTCCAAGTGAACAGCAGGTAGCAGGTCGTCGTCGGGGCATTGGCTGGCACAGGAACGCCAAGAACATCGAAGCAATACTTTGCTGGCCCGTAGCCGAGCAAACTTACGCAGTGATCGGTACTGCCGGCCCTGCCGCCGCCAAACGCGAACCACCCAGTCTTGCTCCCGGCTCCGCTTGGTAAGTCGTCGGCAGCAATGGCGATGGAGATTGGCCCGGTCGCTATGGCACTTTGCAGGTTCGCTTCGTTGGAAAAATTCACGATGGACGGTATGCCTTCCTTGCGCAGCACGCCCTTCTCATCCTTCACGCCATCCCGCTGCATGTCCTCAATCACCGAAAGTAGGTCAGCACCATTCAAGACGCCGTGCGACCTGGCCCATGAGATGATTTCAGATTCAGTGATGAATGTCTCTGCCTTGACGTGTTTCGAGTACGACCCGATGGCAAATGCCGACTCGGCGCTTACGCAAATTCCGTACTGGTCGTTGCCCCAATACGACAGGCGGGACGGGATCATGGATATTTGGGACGGCGCGGCCAAAATCGGCTTGTGAACCGTGGCCCGGCCGGCAAGGATAGCCGCCGCGATCTTGTGCGGCGGAGTCGGCTTTGCGCCTCGCTTGAACTTTGGGTCAGGCTGGGCGAAGCAAAGAGACGGTAAAAGTAGAACAAAGGCCAGAACTGTGAACTTCTTGCAAAGCATGAATCGTCCCCTAAAATAGAAATGCCCCGATGTCGTTAGAGCGACACCGGGACGATCACCAGGAATTTCGAGGATTCCAGATGACAATTCTCATTATGCGTCACTGCCTGACTTGCGGCAAACCATTCCACGTTCCCCATCATAAAATCAAAAACGGTCGCAACACGTTTTGCAGCCTGCCCTGCATTCGATGGCCCAAGCAGTCGATTGAAGATCGCTTCTTTCGATACATTGGCACGATAACCAACACTGGCTGCATCTTGTGGAAAGGCGCACGCGACCGGGACGGATACGGTCAACTCGACAACAAGAAAGCACCGCGCGTCTCCTACGAACTGCTCGTCGGCCCGATCCCCGATGGAATGCTGATTTGTCACACCTGCGACAATCCGCCATGCATCAATCCGGCCCACTTGTTTCCGGGAACGCAAAAGCGCAACTCCGCCGACATGGTTGCCAAGGGTCGCCAGATCAATGGCGAACGTCATCATTCCGCCAGACTCACCGAGGCCATTGTCCGCGACATTCGCAACCGCTTCGCCATTGGCAAGCCGTCCCCAACCGATGTTGCCAAGGAATTCGGCGTCACGCCGCATGCCATCGTTTGCATCGTGTCCAGGCTGACTTGGAAGCATATCGCTTAGAAGCAGCATGACGAGACATGCGAGACGCTTCATGGTTATTCACCCCATTGGTTTGCGATTGGCCCACGCAGCAATTCAAGCTGATGATCGACTTTCATGGTTTCCGACAGCGCGTCAATTCTCTTGGACAGCACTTCGATGTGCTTGTCTTGCCTGGAATTGATGTCAGCCTGAACGCACAAAAAGGCGTCGACTATCATCAAAGTCAAAAACTGAATGATAGACGAAGAGTTTTTCATGATTGCTCCTCAACAAGTAATCCGAACGTTCTGCCACATTCATGGCATTGAACATCGAAAAGAACCTCACATTTCGCAATCGTCAACATATCGGCCTCACCAATTTCTCTCGCCGTGCAGGATGCACAATCGCTGACATCTTCGATTTCAATAGCCTGCATCATCATACTCCCAGTGAATCCAAGAGCGTTCCGTCGATCCGCGTGGCCCGCACTGTGAATGAAAACATTCCCCAAAGTATCCCAGGATCGGCCAGCGTGTCCTTGAGCGGGGCGTAGACCCAATACCTCTTGCCGGCCAGCTCGATCCATGACTGCGGCACGATGTTGTCCACCGCCTTGGCCAGCATCAGGCTGCCCTGGCGGACTACTGGCTCCGCTGGATAGGACAGGCTGATTCCTGGCCTCTCGGCCAGCACGGGATTGACCAGCCATCGGCCAGGCGATTGAAACCTGATGAGGCACGAGGCGAAGGTCACCATGCCGGTGTACATCTTCGTCGCGCCGACATCCTTCACAACCGCGGTCCACTTGCACGGCAACTCGACGGCCCGACGCGGGGACGTGATGAGCAGGCCGGTATTCCAGCACAGCATCGGAGGGCAAAAAATCTGGATGTTGCCGACGATCATCATGGCCTCTGACCGGGCTTGCCGCGAAGTAAAAGTGCGTCTCGCCAGCGCTGCTTGCGCAACCACCCTCTTGCAGCCCTTGCGGACGCTGGCGAAACTCAGAGGATCAACGTATAGCCTTTTTTCGAGCCGGTTTCTTCGCAACCTTTGGAACGTATACCACAAATTCACCTTTAACGTAGCCAATCGGCATACAACCTAACTTGTAAAGCTCAATCATCGGCGACCATGGATTTGCTTCTGGCATTCCGGCGATTATCCACCTTGAATCGCGGCGCAGAACGTAGTACGGGCGCACGTACCAGCGACGGTAATGCCAATAAGTGACTCTAAAAACGCCGCCGGCAGCGGCGGCGGCGGCGTCGGCGGCGGCGTCGGCGGCGGCGTCGGCGGCGGCGGCGGCGGCGGCGTCGTCGTCGGCGGCGGCAGCGGCGGCGTCGGCGGCGGCGTCGGCAGCGGCTTCGGCGGCGGCGGCGTCGGCAGCGGCTTCGGCGGCGGCGGCGTCGGCAGCGGCTTC